ATGTGTGACGGAAAAGGATACCTCTTTGATTCGAATCAGAAGAAGATGTTTCCATGTAATTGGTGGTACCCGTCAGACCTTAAAATTTGTCTCGTTGAGGTTGCTAAAATATACGATCATTTCATAGGAGGTCAAATAGATTACACGAGTTACAATTACGTAATTTATAGTAAAAATTCCTACGTTGATAGAATAAACCCCGTGTGTCGGCTCAAGTACAAGAAGACCAAGACTCCCTATATGGCAGAATTGTTCAAGCGCTCAAACTTTTTAAATCTTCTTGAGAAAGGACAATTTGGAAATTATAAGCCGGCTGAAATTGCTGCTGTTAAACGCGCGTACGCACGAGCTCGCGCTCGTTCTCCTGGAAAAAAACCAAATTTAAATAAAGCATTTTTTGACTCTCGCCTCGGATTTACTAAATCTTTTGAAAATGGTCTTCAAATTGTTAAGAACCTTGAAAATGCAGGATACACAAAAAACCAAGCAGAATACACTAAATATGTGGAGGCTCTTCGTAAGAAATTTTCAACAAATGCATTCACAAACATATTTGAGAACGCCAAACGCCGGATGGAGGGTGCAAAGTTCAAATATGAAAAGGAGGCGATCTATTCACAGGTCTGGAAGAAACTTCCTGCTCAACAGAGAAAAATTCTGTCCGAACTAAGGAAAGTGACCAAAAAGCCGAGCCCACAACCCAAAAAGCCGAGCCCTGTGGTTAGCCCACGGACCGCTCGCCAAAAGAATATTGAATCTAAATTCGCAAACTATTGGAAGGCTCTGACAAAGAACAATCGAAACACAGTCCGGGGATACATAGCCCGACACGCGAGCCCCGTGAAGGTCCCGAGCCCCGTGAAGGTCCCGAGCCCCGTGAAGGTCCCGAGCCCCGTGAAGGTCCCGAGCCCTGCTGTCCCGTTGTTCAAAAATGTAATGGCACGGATAAATTCAGCCAAAACAGCCGTGTCTCGTAAGGCTATTCTCAAAAATGTCAAAGGGAAGATTGACGCATCAAACTACAAACTTTTCATAGCAAAAGTAAAGGAAAAAAACCAGGCAAATCGCAATCGTCGCGCGGCCAAGAAAAATATTAAACAATAATAATGATTCGGACCCGCGGGTTACAAAGGTCTGAGAATTTAGAAGAAAAAATTGTTAGGACCTATAACAGATTCGGTGCAAAGCTCATAGAAGCGCACGGGAGATTTACAACTGCAAATGAAGTTAACAATATATCATTTGAAGTTCCAAAGAGTACAATTATTATATTTTTAGCAAAGCCCGGAAGGTGTATGTTTATAGGAGCAGGGAGAATTCTCGCCGAATCTTACTTTATGAATAACAGAAATATGTTAAATTTTTTTCGAGGAGAAGCCGGAAAACTCGGCATGCATCACGGAGAGATTCTTTCGAGAACCTTTTTCGAGGGTGAGCAGTGTCCGAGTGTTAATTTAGATTTTAAAAATAACTCCCATCCTTCGTATGGATACGTTTGGAAACTTCCTCTGGGTCGGATTAGATCTACTACAGGCCCAAATCTGGAAGCTGAGCCGGCCCCTTTGCGTACGGAAGTTTATACTAGAATTCAACGAGGGAGTTCTCTTTTACTTAAATCTGTTGTGAGCCGTCTAGGAAAAGGAGTTTATATCGTGAACGCCTGTTTGCCACCTGGAAATGCCGGAAATATAAATGGTACAAATGCTCCACAAGGGGGGTGGGAAAACGCGAGGCCCAGGGCGCCTACGACGACTAGAGAAAGGCGCAGATTTGGACCGTTCATAAATAAACCTCATAGACCAGCGAGACCAGGTACGAAAGCAAAGACATTCTTGCCCCCGCAAAATGTTTACAAAGTTGCAAAACCCAAGCTTCTGTCGAGCCCTAAAATGACAGTTGAACAACTCTTGAGAACCATGAGTAGAAATCCCAAGATGAACATATCTAAACATTTTAGAAATCTCAGAGCAAATGTGAACACTTCACGACTTCTCAATGTTCAGGCCGTTCTTCAAAGTCCAAACAATTTTGTTTCAAAATTAGGAGTAGCTGGAAGACTTGCGTGGAGAGTTACATCCAATAAAGCGCATTTTATCTATAAAAGATTATCTTGAGTGAATATATATGGCCTTCACTATTAAACATCCAACTTCTGATCTTTTTTGGTCTTCAGGTCTCTTTGGTAGAATTCAGTTAGGTAATATTCCCAATATATACACTTTCGATGGTTCTTTTATAAAGAACACAAAGACGAATAACTATGTAAATCATAGATTTAATATCCTTCACGAGGATGGAATCCAGCAAGAGTTTTCCATGAATGATGATGGTTCAATCGGCTTCGAGGATCAATTTGTAGGTGACGGTCAATTTTTAAGCATAAGTTCTCAGCCATTTTATTGGGTAAAGACTCCAATTACAAGAGGTTCAGCACTTTTAGAACAATCTCAGGAACCAGAGGATGAACCTCAGGATGATCTGGCTTAAACCGTGAAAACGTATACTAACTAGAAATGCAGATCTTCGTAAAGACCTTGACGGGCAAGACTATCACTCTCGAGGTTGAGAGTTCAGATTCAATTGCAAATGTAAAAGCAAAAATTCAGGATAAGGAGGGAATTCCCCCGGATCAGCAACGTCTCATATTTGCCGGAAAACAGCTCGAAGATGAAAGAACCATGGCAGACTATAACATACAGAAAGAGTCTACTCTGCATTTAGTTCTTCGGTTGCGTGGAGGTTTATAAAAATCATTTCTTGTATTAAATTAATGGGACTTTGTCCAAAAAGTTTTGGCCCTTATTTTTGGGGCGCTTTTCACCTTGCATGTCTTGCGGCGGTCGATCAAGAAAGTCTCAAAACATTCATTAATTCTTATCAGATGGTTCTTCCTTGTTTTTGGTGCCGTCTTCATTTTTCCCAAGTACTAGCGGAAAATCCTATACCAGATACTGATGTTTTCAAATGGTCCGTAGATGTTCACAACATAGTCAACGAAAAACTTGGAAACCCAGTTATGTCGTACGAAGATGCTCTTCAGCACTGGTTGTCAGGCTGTGAACCAGAAGATCCTGAGCCCGAGCCTGAGCCTGAGCCTGAGCCTGAGCCTCTATTTGACAAATCAACCACAGTCCTCGTTATTTTATTTGTTTTATTTATATTTCTATTTTTATTCAAAAATTTTCGCAAGTAACTGTAATGGGAGCCGAAGATAGATTTGAATATTTCTTAATTTTTGGAAAAGTCCTTCTCATTTTGACACTTCTCGTTTTGTCATTCGTTAACGGTCACGTAGGGTACGTAAAAGACAAACCCCGTGACTTTATGGTTGACAACACGGTTTCAGGAGTTACAGGAGCTGTTGCCTTTATGATAATAGCACAGATGCGCGGTCGTGGAGATCTTATGGTCAGTGTAGGAATCTCGGCATTCTTGCTCCTCTTTATGCTCAACGTACTCTTTGAATTTTCAGGATTTAATTCAGCTTCTTCAAGTTCCAAAAGCATGACAGCCACTGAGAAAAAAGAGGCCAAGGTTCTCAAATGGCCAGTCATCGTAGGAGGAATCTTGGGTCTCATTGTTTTAATCGGACTTGCGTGGAGCGCAAATGTTCCTTTAATAGGTTCTAATCTGTGGCTAGAGGCGGGAATATTCGGAGTTTTATCTGGGGTCAGCGCTGCGGTCGTTGCTTCTCACCATGGATCGAGCGCTGTAGAAACTACCGTTGGAACAATCGGAATGACTGTATTTTTCGCAGGACTTCACGTTGCTCTCCAAAAAGGTGGATTTTACAATAATTTAGTTTTTCCAGACGCCCCTCCCTGTATAAGGTAAAGAGGAGAAGCGTATTCTAAATAGAAAATGCAATATGAACGTCTCTCACACGTGGAACACATTCTCAAACGCCCCGACTCTTATGTCGGGTCACTCCCTCCCGAATCCGCCAATTATTGGGTTCGAGATGGAGACTCCTTCAAGAATTCTACTCTTTCTGTTTCGCCTGCACTGGTAAAAATCTTTGACGAAATTTTGGTGAATGCCGTAGATCAGTATTCTCTTCACCCCAAGAAAGTCACTGAGATCAAGGTGAACGTGACCCAAAAAGGAACAATTTTGATCCAAAATTCAGGAGTGGCTATTCCTATTAAAAAACATGAGACCGAGAAGGATGAGCGCGGAAGTCCAATATGGATCCCTGAGCTTATTTTCGGGCACCTTTTGACCAGTTCAAATTATAACGACAATGAACAAAGGGTCACTGGAGGACGAAACGGTTACGGAGCAAAGCTAGCGAATGTATTTTCTTCCAAATTTTGGATCATAATTAGTGACGGAAAAAAGTTGTACTCTCAGACGTGGCGGTCCAACATGGGTCGGTGCACCGAACCCGACATTACCCCCACAAATGAGCCAATTTCCGTAATGATAGGGTTCGACCCAGATTGGTCGAGGTTCAGTATGGACGGACTTCTCAAGATGGCCGAGAAGCGCACGTGGGATTGTGCTATGTGGTGTACAAAGTCTTTTATATATTTTAATACAAAATTGCTCCAAGTCAAAAGTCTGGAAGATTTTGCCCGAATGCATGGACTTGATAGTCTGGCAAAAATGCACACCGATTCTTTTGATATTGTCGTAGGTCACTCATCTACAGGTGCTTTTCAGCAGTGCTCGTGGGTCAACGGTATTTCAACGACCAAGGGAGGTTCACATGTCGACAAATTTACAGGGGCCCTCGTAACTGAACTTACCAAGGACAAGAGGGTTACGGTCAAGCCTGCCCAAATCAAGTCTACTCTTTTCATGTTCATCAAGGCTACGATAATCAACCCGACCTTTAGCAGCCAAACAAAGTCAGAGTGTACTTCGAGGATCACAGAAATTTTTGATTTTAAACCAAAATTCATCAAGGATGTGTTGGCCTCTGGCGTTCTCGACGACCTCGTGGCTCTCGGAGCTGCCAAAGTCGACAAGGAGCTCAAAAAGACGGATGGTTCAAAAAAGTCTAGAATCACGGGAATTCCAAAACTTGATGACGCGAATTGGGCCGGAACTCACAAGTCCCACGAGTGTACCCTAATCGTTACGGAGGGTGACTCGGCCAAAGCCCTCGCCATCGCGGGACTTGGTGTCGTCGGTCGAAACTCGTTCGGCGTCTTTCCGTTGCGCGGAAAACCCAGGAACGTCAGAGACGCAACTGTTAAACAGGTGACTGAAAATGAGGAATTCTCGAACCTCAAAAAGATTCTTGGACTTCAGCACGGGAAGGTCTACAGTTCACTCCGGGACCTTCGGTACGGTCGACTGATGATCATGACTGATGCCGACCTCGACGGGTCTCACATCAAGGGCCTCGTTCTAAACATGTTTCACGTTTATTGGCCGAGCCTTATTACTCTAGGATTTGTGGTGTCGATGGTGACCCCCGTAATCAAGGCTGGAAAAACGTGGTTCTTTACTGAGGAAGAGTTCAGGGCCAGTCCGTCTTCACACGGTCCCGTGAAATACTACAAGGGTCTGGGAACTTCCACGAGCGCAGAGGCCAAAGAGTATTTCAAACAGATTGACCGACTTACGGTCGCGTTCAGCGCCGACCCCCGCCTCGACGAATCTATGCGACTCGCTTTTTCAAAGGCTCTTTCCGATGACCGAAAAATTTGGCTCACTCAGCACATGGCAAATCCTCCAAAGGGAATTCCTTACGGTCACGTAAAAAGTCTTTCGGCTACTGATTTTGTTTACAGAGACCTCGCAAACTTCAGCGCCGAAGACATCAAACGCTCGATTCCTCACGTGTCTGACGGTCTCAAGCCTTCTCAGAGAAAAGTTATTTACGCGTGCCTCAAGAAGAACCTTACGAGCGACATGAAAGTTGCCCAACTTGCAGGGTACGTAGCGGAACAGACTGCGTATCATCACGGAGAGGCGAGCCTTCAGGGAACAATTGTGAATTTGGCCCAAAATTTTGTGGGTGCAAATAATCTGAATTTACTCGAGCCGAGCGGACAGTTTGGAACGAGGCTCGCCGGTGGGAAGGATGCGGCCAGCGCCCGTTACATTTTCACACGTCTTAGCCCATTGACAAAGAAGATATTCGATCCTTCGGACAATGCTGTTCTAAAATACGTCGTGGACGACGGAGAAACCGTGGAACCCGAGTTTTATTCTCCCGTAGTGCCAATGATTCTCATAAATGGGGCCGAAGGGATCGGCACTGGATTCAGCTGCTACGTTCCCCCGTTCGATCCAGAGGCCGTAAAACACAACATATTGTGCGCTCTGGAGCAAGTCGCCATGATTCCTATGAAACCTCATTTCAAGGGGTTCAAAGGAAAAATGACAAAAACGAAGGACCACACGTGGGTCATGGAGGGCCTAGTCGCAAAGGAGGGAAGTCAGCTCCACGTGACCGAGCTTCCTCCTGGAAAATGGATTCAGGACTTCAAGGAACACTTGGAAGAACTGCTCGAGAAGGGGGTGATTCAGAAATACGAAAATCATTCGACAGAGACGGTCCCCGATTTTAGGATCTGGGGGTACGGCGGATCTGATGACATTGTTCGAGAGCTCGGGCTAATGAAGACAATTCACACGAGCAATATGTACCTGATAGGACCCAACGGGGCCGTCAAGAAGTATGCGAGCCCCGAGGAGATTCTTGTAGACTACATAGACGTCAGAATCGGAATCTACAAGAAACGTAAGGCTCATCTTTTGAAGGTCCTAGACTCTGAAATTCAGTGGCTTAGCGAAAAGGCGAGATTTATCGGATTTGTAGTTACCAAGAAAATTCAGGTTCTAAACGTTCCTTTGAACGACATTCATTCACAGCTAAAGTCTGAAAATTTTAGGGAGGAACTTTGGCCTAAGCTCTTAGACATCAAGACGTATCAGTATACTCGAGAGGAGGTACTCAAGCTAAAAGATATATGCACTTCTCGAAATTTAGAAAGAGATCAGCTGAAGTCAACATCTGTGGTTCAAATGTGGAAGAATAATCTGAGAGACTTGTAGAGATGGATGTACCTATCGAAGTAAGCGGGTACTATAATGTCACCGCTCCCCAAGAAGTTACATTTTATGCATCAACGACACCTCCTCAAAAACCTATCACAGGATGGACGCCCACAGGAATCACTAGTCTACAAGGACAGATTCAAATTACAAAATATAATATTGTTTCAGGACCTGGATATCTATGGTCTTTTTCTGTGCAATCTGACACGAATCAAACTATCGAAGGAACAACATATGTTACGGGGGCTATTCTTTATCCGCCCGGGCAGATTCAATTTAACAAAAAAAATGTACCTATATACGGTAATTACAAAGTAATTGATAAAGTTATAAATTTTTACTTTTCAGTTCAGCCTCCACCGGGAACGGAAAATGGGTGGATCGTTGAAAATTTGCCACTTGTCAGTGTACCCTTGAGAGTCACGTTTTTTAGTCCTGATATAGTACGTTTCACCGGGAATTCTAATGAGGTCCGGGAAAGTCTAGCTCTTCTCGAACCTATAGACGGAAGTCCCCCACCTCTTACAGACGTTCCGGTCTATGTTAAAGGGTCTCCTACGGTTATTCACGAACCTTACTATTCAAAAAAATTTGTACCTGGGTTTTTTACAGTAAATACATATGATCCAAATAAATTGATAACTATAAATCAAAATATAAGAACAGGTAATACTGCTTATCTCCGAGAACTGAATAAAGACCTTGACGAAGAAGTGCCCGTGCAACTATACATAGATGAAAAGGACCGAGGATTTTCACAAGGGTCTATACTCTCTCTGAACGCATTAGGCCCACAAGATGAATATCTTTTGAGTAATGATTATTCAAAATCTCAATTTTCTTCTTTATTCAAAGAATCTACACGGTTTGTTTCTTTCGAAAGAGTCATTCCTTTTGCTCCACCAAGTCCTTATTATCAGGGAAATACAGTTCAAATAGAAATAAGACCTACTGAAATGGGTCACCTTATGGCAAACATGTATTTACATGTAAAAATGCCGGCCCTCAAGGGGTACCTTTATTCTCCGGATCTAGGAAGATCTTTAATAAAACAGATTGATCTTCTAGTGAACGAGACAACTGTAGAAACTCTTTACGACGATTGGTACATTATCAAAGATCAACTATTTTTGGATGCCGACGAACAGGTGGGAATTTCTTATTCTCTCAATCCTAAACCAAGTGTAAAGGTTCCAGTTATAGGAACTGGGGGAGACAGTGTGGTCACTGTAAATTCGAACACTGTTCACACATTTTTAACCAACAACACATTTACGCTTAACACAGCCTCTCAGGTAAACTTGCTCATAGTTGGTGGAGGAGGTGCCGGAGCCTCTGGGGTTTACAGGCCTACTCTCACCAGTAACATATCTTCAGTTGATTCGGTACCTACCAATTTTGTATTAAAATTGAATAATACTGTAGGGGCTTATGTAGGTGCGAATGTTACAATATCTAGCACAGACTCTGTTTTTAGACCCGTAGTCTATGTTCAGTCCTTTACTTCGTCTTCCTTGACCCTTGCAACTTTTGGGGAAACTGCTTGGTCGTCGAACATAACTCCGCCCAACACAACTGTTACAATTTTCAATGGAAACGGAGGAGGAGGCGGAGGAGTTTTCAATCAGTCTGTATTTTTGCTTCCGGGAAGCTACACTGTGAACGTAGGATCAGGAGGGACTTCTCTTAGCCCGAACGGGAACACTTCGAGTTTTTCAAAATACTCGGTTACGGGAGGATACGGGGGCGCGTCGGGAACTGTAGGAACTTCGAATGTGGCTTACCAGTATTTTTCAAACATAGTCTATCAGTCTGGCGGAGGTGCCGGAGGAGGTGCAAATGTAACAACAGGTACAGAGACCTCTGCGTTCACTACAACTTTAGGAAAAGGTGGGATCGGCTACGCGTACAGTAACTCGATAAGTCTAGGAACGACCTATTTCGGTGGGGGCGGTGGAGGAGCTTCGAACACGTCGATTAGTGGGACCCTGGTAACGCCCGGAGGTCTAGGGGGAGGAGGTGCAGGGTCAAGTAACGTCACTGGATTCTCGAGTCAAAATGTTGTTTCTATTTCTGGGACTACAAACAGCGGAGGGGGCGGAGGAGGTTCGTTTGGTTCACCACCTGGAAACGGAGGTTCAGGAATTGTTATTTTGTACTATTCGTCGGTGTCTAATGTTATACCGAGTTCAGATATAATTGTTCCACTTGATTTCTTCTTTTGTAGAAGACACTCCGCGAACAACAAGGCTCGAGAGAGGCTAAGAAGACCTTACTTTCCTTTATGTTCTATGTGGAACCAAAAATTGTACGTACGTTTCACTTTTCAGCCTAACAATTGGTGGTGCAATGTACCCGTGGGAAGTGGTATAGATTTGTATTCACCCGATGGAACAACTTTCCCTACAATAATTACAGAAGAAATTTTATTAACCGATGAAGAAAGACTTTATTATATGAGCACACCCCAAAAATACCTTGTTCCTCAGGTTCAAAAAGAATCGACTCTTTCGTTCTCGGGAAATAATCCAGTTCTTGAATTAACAGCAAACTTTCCGGTACAGACCATAGCATGGTTCTTCCGAAATAAAAATTACGAAACTGTGATTGACGGACGGTACTATGACTCGAGATACAGTTACGGGTACACTACTCAGTATATTCAGACCGGTATTAATCTTCAATTCCCGTCGGGAAATTCAAACTTTGTGGATGTCATCAGTAACGCGAAAATTACGCTGAACAGCATTGATATTCTTAGTACTTTTCAAGGGTCTCTTTATTACTCGTTTAAACAACCCATAGAGCACAATTTGAGCATTCCTTCAAAAAATATCTATACGTACTCTTTTGGTCTAAGTCCAAAAGAGTACAATCAGGGTGGATATCTTAATTTTTCTAAATTAGATTCACAAACGACAAATTTAACTTTATTATTTAAAAATGAATACAGTTCTCAGATTACACAAGGGTACAATTTGTATTTGTTTTATTACGGCTACAATCTTCTTGTATTTCAGGACGGGTTCGCAACAATTCCTTTTCAGTGAGGAGATAATCAATTATCCCATTTGTCACACACCATCTCAGAAAGTTGAGTTGAGCGACCGTCGTCGTGAACCCCTTAAACTCTATGCGCTCTGTCCTGCAAAAAGGATCAAAAAGTTTTTTAGAGTATCCGTCGAGACTCGATTTGTAGGCAACGTGGACAGTGAACATTTTTCCGTTCGGAGCGGTATACGTGACCTGCTTGGCCTTTGAATAATTTGTGACGAACCACTCGAGCTTGCGCAGAGAAATGCCTTTGCGATGCTCTAGAATATCTAGAAGCTTTTCGTTATTTTCTGAAATATCAAAAAAACGCTCCAAACTTGTCAAAAGAAGTGCAGATTTGTTCATTAATTTATATAAGTTTGAAACCCTTAAGTATTAAGTTTCCCATGGGGCCTTGACGCGTTCGATTGGTTTAAGAACCGGGGGAGGAACTTGCGACTGATGAAATCCACAGTACCCGTTGTCCTTCGGTTGTTTCATGCATCTCTTTTTGCTCTTGAGAACACCTTTGCAAAAGGTGCATTCTATTTTTGAACTGTCTTTCATTAGTCGCTCCATGGGAATATCATATGTCTTTGAAACATTTTCGAGCTGTTGAACTAGAATAAGATTTACTCGACGAGAGACCTCCTCTTCGATTAAATTTAGGATTTGCTGTTCCATCTTACTATTTACACAGTTGAAACTTTTAAGGCGAACCTGCTCAAGAAAGCTTTTCGGGCCTCGATTTCAACACTCGAGGTCACCTTGACATCTGTACGTTTCCCGACGTCATTCGTTTCGGCCAAAAACTTTTTGTCAAACACGAGATCTTCCCTTATGAGAGGCTCGAGAAGGTCTGCAACTGGTTTTTTAAACTGGTTCGTAAAATAGTACCTGTAATCAACCTTTAGACCCTTCTCCGCGACCCATACAGGGTCCTCCGCCTTTTCATACATTTTCCCTTGGCCGTGAGTAATGAGAAACGAGACTCGATCCCCTTGCTGAGGCTCTGAACCTGGAGCTCGAGCTTTCATCTTGTCCCGGACGGACACGTGAGGTTGTGCATTCTTGTACGACGAAGCAAGCTGTTTGCTCATCAGCAACTTCTCCGTGGGAACCTTCCCGTAAACCAACTGCCGGCCGGCACTTCTCGCAAAGTCTATAACCGGTCGCGGATCGCTCGATTCGAGAATCATGTTCAGGAGCGTCTTGAGAGTCTCTCGAACAAAAGGGCACATGTCGCGCCGGACAACCTGGAGACCCTTGATGTCCACCTTTTTGAAAACGACGCTGTCACCCTTTTTCTCGTACATTTTTGCCGCGTACCTCTTCTTCGAGTACAGGAAATACGGACAGTATACCTTTTCGAGCTCGAGATCGTTCGGCGCCTTGAAGAGCTTCGTGCAGGCCTCTGCAGCCAATTCGCCCTGGACCCACGAGTAGTCGATGGCATCTTGACCTTTGCGACCCTGGACGTCAAACTCGACCATTATTGAGTCAGTATTCTTGACTATCAAACTTCCGTTACCTGCTGCAAAAGTACCTGCGTCGGTCTCTAGGTCGTATACGTATCCGTCCCATGATTCATGAATAAGTTTTACATAATTTACACCTTCGATATCTTTTCCAAAATGTAATAAATTATCCGTTTCTTTGATTTCATATGGTTTTAATAAAATTAAATCTTCATCTAAAAGTGAATGATCTTCCGTAACATCTACTATACCATAAGGTGAATAAACTCTATAAATTTTTTTGCAACTTTTATGTCTAATAATTCTATTAATTTTTTTCCAGCCAATATGTGTCATGCATTCTATATTTAGAGATTCACATTGTTCAGCTATTCCTAATTTAAAATGATCATAAGGAACCCATGAATTTGTCAAGTTTTGAATTTCAGGTCTAGATTCTTGCCCGTTTATTCTTATGAGAACTGGAGTTTCAGGCATTACCGAGTCTCCGTACCTAACCTTTGCGCCCGGAAAATTCTCTTCAACATAATTCTTCGTCTCTTCGATCATCTGACGACCCCTCATAGTGACCGTTGATGCAATAGCCATCAAGGGGAGCATTCCTTTTGAGGCCCCTGTAAACCCATAGATTGAATTCATACTAATTTTGTAAGCTAATTGTTGACCGTTATAAATTGCCTCGAGGGGCGTTCCTTCTGCCTGGGCCATGAGTTTCTTGGCCTTTTTTCGAAACGCCTTAAGATCCGTGAGAATAACAGGAAGGAGCGAAGGAGCGGGAGCTTGTGCGAACCGGTGAGGACCGAATTGCTCGTACGTTACCCCGGGCAAGTTGTCGTATTTCGGATCCATAACGAGGGTCGAGTAGCAGAGATTTTCGGCACACATGATGCTCGGATACAGACTCGCAAAGTCGAGAGCGGTGATGGGGGCATAGTAAGCTCCTGTTTGGGCCTCGAGAACAGTAGCTCCTTGATACCCTTCGTCGATACCAGAAGACTTTCGAAACGTAGGAATGATGAAATTGAGCTCTCGGGCCTTTTTAGCCATCTGGCTAAACACCTTGATTTGCTGACCCCGTTCGCTCAAAAAGGAGAGGGGGACCCAACACGCCTTGGCCATCTCCACCTGATTCTGGATTTGGCAGAGTTTCTCCATGAGAGCGTGAGGCAACTCGGTGTCCTTGACGCAATACTCTGCAACTTCCCCCAATTTTTCAGGGTTTCCCTCCAAAAAACGTGAAAACATCTCTTTAGGGGGCATATCCAATTTTTGATCCTTCAGAAAATGCTTCGAGACGTTGTTCAACGAATAAGACTCTAGCTTGTGCTCGCGCTTCACGTCCTGGAACAAGTCGAAAACGTAGCGACCCTTCATAGGGACCATCTTGAGCTGGTTGTTTCCGAGAGCGCTCGAACTCAGATTCTTCTCGACGAGTTCCACGACTTCCCCTTGGACCCTCCCCCATACAGGACTAAGACCGCAGTGGATAGTTGCACGGACCAAAAGATACTCTAGATCGAATCCGAAGATGTTCCAGCCGGTGATAATGTCGGGGTCTATCTTCAAGAGATACTTCTGGAAAGCTTGAATGAGCTCTCGTTCTGTCTCGAAGCTCTCGTGACCGGCAGTCTCTTTGAGGCACAGACACTTGCGATCGAGATATCCGGGCTTTCCAAATTCCTTTGTAGTCATTCCGATCTGAAACACAACATCTCTGGGATTCTTTGGATCTGGGAAACCTCCCGTGGACGAGTAGCACTCGATGTCGAATGACATGATGCGAAGAGGTGCAAGGTCGTCGCGAGCAACGGGCTTGATGTAGCGCCAATCGGGGGCCCAGAGGTTCACCTCGCACGTAGACTCTGCATCAACCTCGCAAATTCCAGGATCTATCCAGCCAGTCGAAGAAATTCCCGAAACGTGCATGAAACGTAAAACGGGGTCTATGTTCGACTCGTAAACTCGAGCACCGGAAAGCTCTGGAAACTTGTTGTTTTCGACGCACCACGCGCAAATCTTGAGAGCCTTTTGAGTTTTGAACTCGAGGCGAATAAAACGAGAAAGTTCTCCGTTCTGAAAACCCCACAAGTCCCTCCCTTCATGAACCCGACACGAAACGAGACCACGCCAAAAGAGATCTTTTACGGTATCTTTCGATACATTCGTTTTTATAAAACAAAAAGGATTAAATTTTGTTCCAAGTGAAACAGATTTTCCATCTTCAGAGCGACCAAAAATACGGACAGTAAATTGGTCATCCTGGTCTTGCCCGCTCCAAGCAATAGCCTGGAACATTTTATATTATTATGACTTGTAGCTTTAAACTCCTGTTACTGCGTAACCGGTTCCCCTCTCCGTCTTTACATCTGGATTATAAATCTCATTTACATCTGCAACAGTGAAATTCTCGAGAATGAGCTGAGCGATACGATACCCAGGACGAATAACGAATGGTTGCTGAGAGTCTAGATTCTGAAGAACAACCTTAATCTCTCCTTGATAATCAGGATCTATTACACCAGCAAGAGTGTCGAGACCGTGCTTCACGGCCAGTCCAGACCTGGGTGCAATGCGTCCATAAGTTCCTGGCGGGAGCTGAACTGAAATGCCGGTCGAGACAACAACTCGATGGCCTGGAAGAACGACATAATTATCGATGCTGAATAGATCGTAACCTGCAGCTCCGGTCGACGAGCGGACAGGAAGGTGTGCGACTGGGGAAATCTTGAGAACATTGAGCGCCATTTAGTATTCATACTATTCACAGCTTTAAGTTATTTCATATCTCAGTAAATAATATGAAGTGTTGGAAACCCCAGGAACCTCTTTATATTGTGTTACCTTACTTCAATTATTGCGGGTTCAAGAGACGCCGTGAACTTTTCATAGATTTTGTAAACAGATACAAAAATCTCAGGATCGTTGTTGTTGAAGTTCTCGGACCATCTCCACTGGGCTCACTTCCGGTGGATCGTCATATAAAGGTAAAATCTGACAACAAAATATGGCTCAAAGAAAACCTTATAAACATTGCGGTTAAACAACTTCCCATGAACTGGAAGTACATGGCATGGGTCGACACTGATTTAACATTTTTAAACCAAAATTGGGTCCAGGACGCTATTCACGAACTTCAGAGTGCGGATATTGTGCAACTCTGGACAACTGCCGTAAATCTGGGACCAAAAGGAGAAACTATAAAAATAGACAAGAGTTTTGCATATATGTTTATAGAAAGCGGAACAGTCTGGTCCCCTTCAGACAAGTACGGGTTTTGGCACCCCGGATACGCGTGGGCGTGTACACGAAGGGCCTATGAAACGATGGGAGGACTCATAGACTTTGCAATTTTAGGATCGGGCGACCGACACATGGCCATGGCTCTCGCGGGATTGGCCGAAAAATCTTGCCCGGGAAATATTCATTCAAATTACACAGTTTTACTCAAAATTTTTCAGAATAAAGTGCGTAATTTCAAAGTTTCATGGGTCGATGGAACCATAGTTCATTATTGGCATGGTTCATTTACCAATCGCCGATACAAGGAAAGATGGGAAATTTTGACAAAGAATAAATTTGATCCATTCGAGGATATTGGTATAAATGATAAAGGACTTATTGAACTTTCAGAAACTGGGAAGAGATTCGAAAATTTACTTGAAGAATATTTTGCAGGAAGGAAGGAAGATAATTAAATGTACAAAGATTATATGGATGGTGAAAACCAACGCAACCCCCTCAAGTGGGTTCCGGTCGTTAGTACGTGTATAGGAGTTTTTGCTCTTTGTTTTCAGATATTTGTGTTGTATCCTTGGCACCTTCAGCTATCGTCGGAGTTTTCGAACCTCCAGGCGAGCTGTGCTTCTAGGAACTTCCGATCGTCTCATCAGTAGGAACGCAGCCGCTCCCTGTTGGCATATAGCCTGGAGAGCACATTGCGACGAAGTTATCGGAGGGCCGTGCAACTGAACGCGAAAGGAACCACCACAGAATCAGTAAAATCAATATAATTATAACAACCACGTTCATTACTAGTACTATAGATTTTTGTTATAGTACTCGTCGCTTGGACGATCTGCTGGAAATATAGGAGAATCATAGACTTGAGGGCGGGTCGCGTCAGTAGAAACTCCAGCCTCGGATGAGGTAATTCCTATGGGTAAACACGCAGAGCCCGAAGAGGCCCACGGGGCGTAGTAGTACCCGACGGGGCATTTTACTGTGTTCTTCTGTTTGTGCAGAAGCACAATAAGAATTATAAAAAGCATAAGAGCAATCGCGAGCTCCATTCTTAATAAAAGAAAACAATTTTTTCACACTCAAAAAGTGCTTTAATCTTGCTGATGAGCGCCGAGTAGTCCTCCTCGAACTCCCCTTCAGCAATTTCTCTCTCAAATTGCTCAAGGTCTTTACGAGTAAAAGGAACCTCTTGACCTCTGCGATTTAGTCGCGGATCTCGGGTATCATATGCTCTATTAAATTCTTCTCTCGTGGGAAATATCTTGTCTTGATATAAATTCCTGACCCACGGGTCGAGGCTCGGGTAATCACCCCAGGACTTTTTCAAAGTTCCGTCGGTCCATCCGAGCTTTACCATAATTATTATATGTCTCCTCTTTTTAAAATCATTCTTTCATTGAATGGAATTCCGTTGAATCTGGTAGTTGCCGCGTTTGTATAGGCCCCCATATTTTCCCATTCGATCCAGTGTCCTTCGTCTATAGTACCCGGAAGATCGAGTTCTTTGTATATGATGTCTCCTCCGTCACATGTAGATCCAAAAATTGTCACGGGCACATGATAATTTTCAATTTTATTCCAAAATTGATCGTAGACGGTCTTGACCTGTGGTTGGGCGTGATCAAATAGTATGCAGTTGAATGCTCCGTATAGACTTTCACTTATGGTAATTCCCGAACCTTTTATTCCTATGACGGGTGTGTACAGTGTCATTATTTGTTCGACGAAGTACCTCCCGGGTTCGGCAATGAGTGTAATATCTTTTTGAACACTGATGGTTTTAGGCAATCCGTGGGCGTGACTGAAGCCACCCCCAATATCAATAATGCGAGGGTCATACCCATGTTCTTTGGCTAGTCCGATCGCTCTCTCGGCGGTCTTGACCGCTTCACCGAAAACTTCTGAGCTCGAGGCGAAGGATCCCACGTGAAAGGAAACCCCGATCACTTCGAGATCGAGCGTTCTGGCCGTAAACAGCAATACATCCCAATCTTGTTCCTCGGCCCCGTATTTTATGCCGAGGTTACATCGTGCCGACGGATCGTCAGCACGTATTCTCAAAATGAGTTCCGGGCGAAGAACGCTAGTTTCCCACCCGCGCGCAATCTTTTTGAGCTCGCACACGCTATCAAACGTGGTCCGCAATATTTTCTTGTCTTTCGCGAACGCAATGTCTTGTACACGTTTGCACGGATTTGCATAAAGAATTCGCTCTGACTTAACCCCCAAGTCCAGCACTGCTTGTATTTCGGCAGGACTTGCGCAGTCAAAGTTGGAGCCGAGGTGCGCCAACTTTTCAAGAATCCTGGGTTCAGGATTACATTTTACTGCGTAATATGGTTTAATTTGGGGAAGAGCCTCGGTCCACTCATCATACACTCGTTCGAGTACTGACAAATCTAAGGTGTAGAAAGAGTCTGTAGGGACTCCGAGTCTGACCATCCAGTGGTATTTTGTATAATTATTTTATTTCTAAGTAAAATTTCGTGAAACGGGCACACGAAGTTTTCGTGAAACGGGCACACGAAGATTTCGTGTGCTGACACTGATAGACTACTTAAAACACAAAGACGTTCAAAACACAAACAATGGCAAACCGTACTTTCATCTTTCTTCTTGATCGTTCGGGCTCTATGGAGACCTGCTGGGATGACACAATCGGGGGATTCAACTCTTTTGTGTCAGACCAGGCGACCCTCGGTGGGAAACTTACGCTGATTCAATTTGATCATGAGATTCTCAAGTCTTATTCGGACCTTGATCTCAAGGAGGTGAAGCCGTTGACCCGCAGTACTTTCACTCCGCGCGGATCGACTGCTCTTCTTGATGCGATCGGCTCTACGGTCAAGGAGTGGACTGGACCTCCGGCTACTCTCATCATTTTGACTGACGGTCACGAAAATGCGAGCACAAAGTTTACCAAGGCGCACGTGAAGGATCTGATCGAGCAGAAGCAGAAAGAGGGATGGACGGTGATGTATCTTGGTGCTAACCAGGACGCTTTTGCAGAGGCTGGAGCCATGGGGATCGGAGCAGCCAACACGATGAACTACGATATTCGAAACACCCCCGAGGCTTTTCGAAGTTTGAGTGCCGCTTGCTCACAGGTTTCATCAAATTAAATAGTGTAATTAGTCGATCGATAAAATCTGAATTTTTAAGCAGCAGCCTGAGTTGCAGCGGCCATAGCCTGAGCTGCAGCAATCAGGCCCTGAAGGCGAGCCTGAAGCTGAGTGTTCTTGACCTGTTTAGTTTCTCCGAGAGCTGAAATGAGTTTATCGAGTTCTGCATCCATAACCCCTTGAGCGTGTCGAACATTGTTTGGATGGGCCAGGGCCTGAACTTGGTCAGTCGTAGGAACGGACGCTTCGGCTGTACTGAAATTAGGAAGAGACTTGGCTGCTGCCACCGTCTGTGGTGATGGCGCCTGAAAAGAATTGAACGTGAAATATCCTGCAACTCCGAGAGCGATTATAGACATTGCCAGAATAACCGCGGAAAAGTTAAAATTTGAATCCTTAGGTTTGTTTGTGGTCAAATAAGTATGAATATTTATAGATGTCAGTGCAATTGCACAAATCGCCACGACCACAAAGGCGGCCGGTATCATAGCCTCGTTAAGACCCATATTATTATAATCATGCAATATATTTTCTTTAGATGAGTCTTGCAGACGTCCCCTTGGAGACTGAACCAGAAAATGATCTATTTTGTAAATACTATTTTTTGGCCAAGTACGTTTTGGGTCTGACGCAAAGCGGCCCGAAAAGAGGGTCTGGACCACAGAAGCCACCTCGACCAGAATCCTGGAGTTTGGGCCCCACTCTTTCCCCAGTTTTCTCTTTTTTTGTGACGGACCAGATATCGCTCCATTCTGGTCCGGTCCTTGTGTATAGTATAATCAGAGTACCCTTTGCGCCCGAATCGAACAACTTTCCCGTTTGGGAAAACGGCCATGAATTTATGGATTCCATTCCGGGCCCTGTAGAGCTTCACGGCCATTAGTGTATGCTAATTCTTACTGATATATAAATTAAAAGAATAAGAATGATGACATTAAAAACAATGTAGCCAGTTATATAAGGGAACGCCGTGTCCCGGAGTGCGTTATTTCCTAGTACCATATTTAGTACCTGTCTTGTAAGAGACTCATCCTCTCCATCTTCACTCGCAGCCATGGATCGTTACTATAATAATGAAAAAATTGAAAACGAATTTACGAACCTTGGAAATGCCATATGCATTATAGGGAAAACAGGTATCGGAAAAACGTGGATCGTTCACAACAAATTTAAGAACTATATAGAACTCACGCCTGATATACTTAAGAGTCGCCAAGATACTATTGAATTTTTATGTAAAATTAAAAATTCAAACCTCCCAGTGATTCTTGACGAGTACGAATGCTGTCAAGAACTTATAGGAATTAGAGAAATCAAGGAACCGCCCAGTTCTGGTGTATTTATGGTGACGTCACAAGTGCCCGTGAAATTTGATTTTGATATAAAAATATATGAAATGCCCATAAAAACTCCTGAGGAAATAAAGGCCCTTTTTCCGAAAGCTAAAAAATCTATAATAGATACGTGCGGAGGTGATCTTCGGATCGTTTCGCAGAGTATAGAATTTGACTCTGATCTTAGGGATGATTTCAAGGGACCCAGAGAATTTTTAAATTCTCTCATCTCTAGAAATTCTAATACAAACCCGGCAAATTACATAGGATATCCGATACAAGAACCTGGGAATATAGCTTCAATTTTACATGAAAATTACCCTGATAGTACCGGGGATCACTTTAAAATTATAGATTCCTTGAGTGTCGCGGATATAATTGAAACTAGAGTATATGCTGGAGAATGGGATCTTTTACAATATTTTAATTTTTGGGGATGCATAACTCCGGCCGTAGAGATTAACCATAGCCTCGGGAATTTAAGACCAGGGTCAACATGGACAAAATATCAAAACACATGCATGCGTACGAAAAGAATAGAAGCTCTCGCGACAAGGTTGCCCGGAAAAAAACTCTGTTACGATGAACTGGTATTTTTAAGAGATTTTGCAGAAAAAGAAATGGTCGAAATTCTTCTGGACTATAAAATTAAGCCTCAAGATATCGACGTACTGAATCACTTGAGCCCGCTTCGAAAAATAAAGCCAAAAACTGTGAGTTTCTTAAAAAAGAAGCTTACTTCGGAGTAGAATCGTCGGCTGAGGGAGCTTCTGGCTCCTGAACGACCGGCTCCTCTTTAGGAGGAGTCGACTCGATTTTAATTACACCATTGTTAAACTTCTCTGTAAATTTCTTATACAGAAAATAGCCAATTATGAGAATTGCCACGAGGGCCACAATATTAAAAATGTTAAATGGGCTATTTGGCTTTAGAAAACTTTTCGCGTGATCGACAACTGGAACGGCAGACTGCATTACTAAGAATTCGTGTTTTTTCTACGGTAAGGGAACGCACTGTCCAATCTTCAAGTAAAATGGAAGAAGCCTGGAGAGCATTTGATCTTCTTCGATCGGAGCCCGTAGAATCTTTACCGACCGTGAACGATTATCTGTGTAGTCACTGTGGGGGCGTAAAAATTTTCGATGGTGTCGATATCGATCTTCCGACTTGTATGGAATGCGGAATTCAGGATGATTGTTACATTTCTGATGAACCGGAATGGCGATCTGGTGGCAACCCGGACGAAGGAGGAGGGGACCCTTCTAGGTGTGGAGCACCGGTGAACACAGATCTTTTTTCTGCTCAGTGGGGGATGAACACAGTAATGACCGGAAGATCTAAACTACAGACAATAAATATGCACGCTTCTATGAATCACAAAGATCGGGCCCTTTTTCACGCTTATGCCCAGATGGACAAAATAGGAAAAGAAACCTTGAATCTACAGGACAATGTGATGTACGCTGCAAAAATGAAATACAAGGCCTTCAACGAAGCTGTTCTGACCCGTGGGGCCGTTCGAAACGGAATCAAGGCAAACTGCGTATTTCAGGCCTGCCGAGAGTATAACGTGGCCCGGACCACAAAAGAGATCGCCGATGCATTCGATATTCCGTCCAGAGACATTTCTAGAACATTTGACATGTACCAAGAACAAAACCCAGAGACTGGGGTTCACGTGACTCAGCCGGCGGATTTGGCCCCAAGATTTATGAACGGTCTTTCTGACATTCCTGACGACCAAAGAAGAAGACTCAAGATGAAGGTGATTAAGGTGTGCAAGTCTCTAGAGGAATGCGTCGAGCTCATGGGAAGAACTCCGAAAGCCATATGTTGTGCGGTAATTTACATAGTCATGACCGAGCTCGAATTTAGACCAAATAAGAAGGATATTTGCAGAATTTGTGAAGTGTCCGAACCAACTTTGAACAAGATTGAAACTATTATCAAGAAAGAGCTCGCTTAAAAGATAGACCTTTTATTTAATAAATGTCTGGAGTTGTATTGTTTGTAAGTACACCTTGTTACGGCGGTATTTGTCTTCAAGGATACGCAGAGTCCATGCTTCGTCTCCAGCGCACGTGTGCAGCGAATGGCATCCAAATGATGCTCGATACTACCGAAAACGAATCTCTTGTCCATCGCGCGCGAAATCTAGCCGTAGCCCGTTTCTATCAAAAAACGCACGCGACTCACTTTCTTTTTATAGACGCAGATATTCACTTTGACCCAGAGGCTGTGATTCGTCTTATCCGGTCTGATCACGAAGTTTCTTGCGCGTCGTACCCAAAGAAGACTGTCATGTGGGACCAGGTCGAGTCTTATGTAAAGTCGGGCGAGACCGGGAGAGATCCAGGAAGGGTCGCTGCTGCACTCGTGATGAATTTCAAGTATCAGCAGACCCAGATTGTGAACGGATTTGCAGAGGTTCTTGACGGTCCCACAGGTTTCCTGCTCATAAAGCGAGACGTCTTTACTAAGATGTTTGAAAAATACAAGGATCTCGATTGTGTAAATGATCATCAGAACAAGGACCTCGACGAGTACTGTGCTGTTTTTGATTGTATGATTGATCCGGAGAGTCGTAGGTACCTTTCGGAGGATTACGCGTTTTGTCGTCGGTGGCAACAGATGGGCGGCCAGATTTTCGCAGACTGTATGACGGTCCTGGGACATGTGGGGAATATCAGATTTCAGGGCCGACTCGAGGACCGGTTGAATGCAGTTAAGGCTTAGCCCCATAAAAAAATAAATGTCCGTTCTTCATATTTGTGCAGTTACTCGCAACAAGTCGATCAGTGCGACGACCCTGCACACAATGATGAATTTGCACATGTTGTGCATGCAGAAACAGCAACACCTCGAAATTCATTTTGTCGAAGATAGATCTCAGCTTCATAAACTTATAAAGACGGGTGAGCGCCTTTTTTTCATGGATTACGGAACAAATCTTAATAACGAAATTTTGCATAAAGTTGTCGAGCCCTTTGATAAAGGTGTTCAAGTTGTAGTGTTTCCGAGTGTAAAGGAGGGGATCAACTGGAGCATGTTTGAGAAAAAAACAAAGGAAGGTTCTACCGAGCCGGTCGGTCAGCGAGCTCTCGAGTTTGATACTCAGGTCGGAAAGAAACTCGCCGATGGACTCTACGAGTGTCAAAGCACGAGCGCCCGAGTGTGGGCCATGGACACGAAGCCGGTCGACAAGAAGCTCAGGGGAGGAAAAGAGCCAGTAAAGCTTCCACTCGAAGGATCTCCCGAGAATATGTTCAACACGCTCCAAAGAATTGGAATCAAAATTGGTGTGATGTCAGAGGCGGTCGTTGTGTGTCACTTTATTCACGAATGTTTCGGAAATATACTAGAGGCGTCAGGTGTTAAATTGGAACCATAGATAGAAAGAAAAAAACTTGAGTAAATATGAACGTACATGAATTTATCCGGGATGCATGGGGTGTCTCAGATTCGAGGTTTCCCGGGCCCCAACCCGTTTCGATTGAGAGGAGGCATTTTCCTCTGCTCAAGCGACAACCATATTTTGTATGTGAAAAAACTGACGGGGTGCGATATTTCCTCGTCAGTACAGACGAGGGAGTCTATTTAGTAAACAGGGCGTTCAAGGTAGAACCCGTGAAGATGAGAGTCCCGAAAGACACCTTATTCGACGGAGAACTCGTTCAAACCAAAACAGGAAAAATTCTTTTTATGATTCACGACGCAGTTAAAGTCAAAGGTGAAAACCTCATCAAGGTTCCTCTAGATCAACGACTCGAGGTTGCGAGAAAGGCGATCAAGGGAATCATAAAAACGGCCCAAGCTCCCTTCGAGATTCGTGTAAAGACCATGTACATACTAGGTTCTGAAAACCTCCCCCACTCTTTCGAGTACGAGACCGATGGCTTGGTTTTCACCCCAATAAACGAGCCAATCAGAATGGGAACTCACGAAACCATGTTCAAGTGGAAACCTAGACACAAGATAACAATTGATTTCGAGATTAGAAACGGGAAAGAACTTTATGTTCAGGACCGAGGAGTTCCTTACAAGGAGAGCGAGTTGAACGTCAAAAGCGACATTCCGGACGGAGCAATTGTGGAGTGCGGGTACGGGAGTCATGGATTCTTTGTCGAAAAGATTCGAACCGACAAAAATCACGCCAATAATCGTCGAACGTATTTTCGTACGATTATAAATCTGAGGGAGAATATTCAAGAAAGCGAGTTTATAGGCCTGTACCAGACTTGATAAAATTCACCTTTCATTTTAGAAATATCTGGAATTTCATTTACCGTTTCATCGTCTTTGATGTACCACTTGTCGTAGCGTCTCACGAGTAAAGCGTAGTGCCCCCCGCGACTGTGTCCCTGATGAAGAATACAAGCAAAAAGCTTTCGATCTTCAAACTCAAAGGGAATTTCTATAGGAAATTTGTGATCATACATTGAAAATGTAAAATTTATAAATTTGGGCCATCGAGATACGGTACTTGAAATCTTTGCAACTTTATGAAAAGTTCCTTTAGGGTTTTCGTAATTTTCGATCAAAATTGATTTCTTTTTCTCCTCGATGAGATCATGGAGATTACACGGCTCTGATACTTCGAGTATACACGTCGTAAAATTATTCTTAATTTTTGACGATCCATCGGCCCATAAAGTTTCCTGGGACTCTTCACCGTTAAATAGACCCGTCACAAATTCTTTTCCGAGTGATTTCTCGAAAACATCTAAAAATAAAAGTATAACCTCTTGAGCGTCGTGTTGTTGCATGTTAGAAAATCTAGGAAATCGAATACGAAAAGCTTTCAAAAGTTCTAAAGGATTCACAGGGGAAGTCTCTCCTTTGAGGAAGAGCTGTTTTACAACTTTTTGATATTCTTTTGTAATTTCACAGTCGACATCTGTGACCGAGAAAAGGTGTTTTGTCAGAGGTGGGACATGAGCCAAACACTGAACAGCAGTGTTAAAATAACAGGTGTTTCCTAAATTGCACAGACCTCTCATTTCTTCTTAAAAGAAACACGAGTCTATTCTCTAAAGCAATGGACGCACTTTTTGAAAAGTGGCAACCACTTATTGACAAATACAAATCAAACCCAAATATAGAAATTGAGTTTAGGTTTGGACGAAAGGCTTCTACCGGATTTGACACGAATGTCGGGGTCGAGCTTTTCAAGAAGCTTTTGTTGGCCCTGGAGAACTACGACGGGTGGGAGTCTAAGAATCACGAGACTTCTACAATTTATTATTTTGATGGGTCCAAGAGGGTCTGTATAAACGAAGAGACCGACGAGCAAGTTGGTCAAATTAAAAACAGGATACGGGTTGACGATTTTTCTCTCGACGGGCACCCTTTCGACGTTCGACTTGGAATCTCGGTCGAGATTCCGTTCGAGTATGACGGTGAAGAGACGAGTACGGAGCAAAAGACGAGGGAGCGCTGGTCTTTTGTTCGAAAGAATCTCTCGATCGATTTGAGTATGGTCAAGGGAAATCCAGATGACAAGGATTGCGACGATGACACGAGCTATCAGGTGGAACTGGAGATTATAGAACCAGCAAAGGTCTCTTCAAGAAACGAGCTATACAACATACTGAACAAGGTGTTTGACGTGTTGAAGTGTATTTAATTTTTCTTTCTCTTAATTGGTCCGGTCGCTCTTCCCGTATAGTTAGCCTTTGCGACGACATTTGTGTTCCAGCCGGTCTTTAGTTTCTTCAGTTCTGAAGGCTTGAGCTTATCTTTGAGTACTGCGCGAATCTCTTTCCAGGTCCAATTTCTTGCCGTGTTAATTCCTAGTTTCTCTAGTCTGTTTGAGTAATTTGCAGATGAAGTTGGAATTTTATAAACGTAATTGAGAGTTGTGTTTTTGGGGGCGCGTGGCTTTCTAACCTTAGGAGAACGCTTGGGGGCCACTGGGCTCGTTCTGAGCGGAGCTACTCTCGCGGGAATCTTTATCTTCTCTCCTGTAATCACGTTCTCAACTTCTCGGGCGGGACTTCCTTTATTCACAGGAACCATAATGTTTACCCAGGCCTTTATCCCGTTCCTGAAGTTTTTATTAGACAATTTAGGAACCTTGAATGCCAGATTTGTTACGTGTCTCTTGTAACTTTCGACCTTGTTTTTAGGCATCCAATTTGGAACTTGAATCTTTGAAGTAAATTTGTTTAGGGCCCGTTCTTTTATGAATTGTGAGTAGGCCTTGTTTACTGTAGCCTTGAGAGGTTTTCCTCGTGCACCGGAAGGAAGATTTCTGTAAATTTTCATAAATTTATTTTCGTCTCCATTTTTGTAATTATTTCCTAGATTTTGCTTGATTCGCAAAGCATATTCCAATTCTGTTTCAAAATTATTACTGTTAGGAGACTCTGGAGCCTTTTTCTCGACCGTCTTTTTCACGACGACCGGTGCCGGATGGGCCTTTCCGAGTATGTATCCCATTATGACCGGAGGTGCCATCGAATTTGAAACTTGAGAAATTCCCATGTTTCTCGCGACCGCTATGAGCTCCGCCTTTGTGAGTCTCTTCCACTGACGACCGTTGATGCTTCCGTTCTTTCCGATGGTGTGAACCGGGCCCGTGTTCTTTGCGGTGGTGACGTTTGATGCTATACCGAAAATCTTTCGAACGGGGGCCGGTATGTTTCTTCCGGCCTCGGTGTATCTTTTTACGACCGTCGCGCGACCGGCCGCTATCCCCTTTGGAATCTTGGCCCAATATGGCTGTCTCCCAGGACCTGGACGCACGTAATGCCCTGGTTTCTCCGCGTTCCAGCTAGGCGCACGTCGCTCGGCCGTATTTGCATACTTCACCTTGTTCTCTTCGGGTTCTTTATTTAGAGGGTGACCTAAGCGTCTGAAAATTGCTAAAGTTGATGCAGGGATCGGTTGACCAACCTTTTCAAAAGCCTTTATAACTTTAGGAGCAATTGCCTTCATGTTTACAGGGGGCCCGTTTGCTATAGTAGGACCTTCTTCTAATTTTCTATAAAATTGGTAGACGTAAAGCCGAGGGAGGCCGTCAGTTCCTGGGCGAACGTAGTATCCCTCGGGGACCCTGTATGTAGGGACCTTTGACCAGTTTCCGTTGGCCGCGAGAGGATTCCGCCCGGCAAGGCGAACTTTAGGATTATTCACAAACTTTGGAATTCGGTAATAAGGAGAACCTTTGAAAACGGTATCGTAACTGTCGACCACGATTTCTTTGAAAACTTCCCGGGGAATATTGAGATTTTTTAAAGTTTTTAAACCGCTAAAAGTTACTGTTCCATTTTCGAATACATGTAAAGTTAGACCTAATTGAAATTTCATAACGATAGCTTTCAAACGCCGAAGACCAATCTCTTTTTCCTCTAAAAATGGAATATCCCGAAACGTATTTTTTGGTAAATATCTTAAAAGATCTTCAAGATTTTTCAAATCAATTTTACGATTCACGTTGAATCTTCCATTAAGGATCCGAAATTCTGGTTCTTGATCTCGTTCTTCAGCAATAATCCATTTATTTTTATAGGCCAAGGATAAAACATCCTTTATCTCTGTAATATCTGAACCCGCTATGACAATCGCCTTTTTATTTTTTGACTCAAGGGTAATTCCTTTTCTCTTTGCCCGCACTTTGCTCGGCGAAATGCTAGAGTTTCCGTACAGTTTTCCGTTGACGTAGCGAACTGACGCTGATTTTGAGCCCTTCATAAATCCCTCGACTTCCTTGAATCCTACGGGCGGTTTGGTAAAATCAACATCAAGATATCCATCTATAGTCGCAACGAACGCGTTGATTATAGGCTTGGAAAACCGCACGCCCCCTTGCATACCCAGGGTGTTGGTAAAAACACGTTTCGCGCGAAAGATGTTCTGTATCCTTCTCGCGGCCGTGGCCTTGTTCATTTCTCCTATTTTACTATATTTTAATTTTCAGTAGACACAAGATCGATACCGAAGATGAAAGGTTGGGTAGCGTAGGTGACTCCGTTGTAAATACGCGAGTCGTTCCTGACCTCGATTTCTCGGGAACTGAAAGGACCCGCGTAAATATCCTGATTGAACTTTGGCTTTTCGCCGAGTGCATTCTGACTGGAGTGTTGTTGGTACGCAGTGACGAAAATCTTCTGAGGGACGAAAAGATCTGGACCGAATCGAACCTTTTCCGATGCGAGGAAATGTTGCAAGGAATTAGTAACTTGGGCCACTTGACTCTGGATTGTCCTGAAATACTTTGGAAGAACGTTCCAGATATCCTTGTCACTGTATTTGTTCGCGTAGTCGAGATAGGCCCTGAGACACTTGCAAAGAATTGCCGGAATCTCAGCCTCGAGCTTGCGCTCAAGATGGGGGTCCGAATCTGCGCTCGCAATTTGCCTTCCGAAATTGATAGTCACGAGTCGGCGAAGGATAGATCCAGAGTTGTCCTTCCAGTTTGGAACTTCGTTTCCGCCCAAAATTCCAGGGGTCTTCCACTGAAGAGTCTTTGCCGTATCAAACTTTCGAGCGATGCTGACATCTTCACCCGAAACGAGAGACTGAAACTCGGCTTGCTCGAGCTGAAGATCACCCTTGACTTCGGGGCTAATAAACATGAAGCCGTTATAAATGCTCGAAAGGCCAAACTTCTTTTCGATGTTGTTCGAAAGGACCGAAACGTCCTCGGTCTCGTAAAACTTGCGACAGACCTTGGTGATGAGCGTAGACTTTCCGGATTGAGCGATACCCTTGATGAACGGAATAATTTGCCACCCATCAATCTCGTTCACGTCGAAACAAAGACGGCCCATAAACACGTAGACCCACTTGCACACATCGGCCTCGAGTTTTTGATAGTCCAAAACCTTTTGCATATTTGGAGTTGGAATGTCCCACCAGTCATCCGTGTCATCATACGGATCGAACGGCAAATCAAAATACTTGCAACTTACGATCGTTGGATCGAGCTCTCGAAACTCTTGGGTCGTATAGTTGTAAAACTTAATGTTATTCTTTTCACCGTCCCAATCTTTTCCGACCAAGAGCCCGTTCTGAAACGACCATACGTGACGATCCTTCTTGATTTCTGGAAACTGGAAATCCTTGCAATTTGTGAGATGTTTTATCACGTCCGACACGAGACTTCCTCGGCTCGTGAGATTTTTCCACATCTCGGGCTCGTCCTCTTTTTGAGTCACGTCGTACACAAAATCTTTGATCTCTTTGACGATTCTCCAAGCTCGAGTGTTTCGAATCTGGACACAACACTGGCCCTTGTATCGCCTGTATCCCTCGTCGTACGCACGGGACAATAAAAACAAAAGAACCTTTTGGTACGGGGACATGTTTTCGTCGTCCTTGAGACTTGCATCGTTGTTGTCGATTGCGAGTCTGGGATTATTGATTCGATTGTGTCTGCGCTCCCAAATTCTGTACTGTTCAAACATTTCCTTGCGATCAACGATCAAACGTCGAACTCTAAATTCTAGATAAAATTCTTCCCCGTTTATGTCCTTGCTCGGGTTCTTGTTTGCGCCGAGAGAATCGATCCTCGTCAAAAGTGTTCGACAACTGTTAATAAATCGATCCTTCCTAATTTTAATAATTTCTTGTTCATAATTCACTGGATACTGCTCCTTGTCTCTCTCCTGGTTTTCTGGAAAGAGAACAAATGCCCACATCTTTTCAGATGCTAGAGGGTTTGCCCTAATATCAAAACCCGCCTCCTTTTCTGCCTTTGAAATACAATTTTCTAGCTCGTCGATAGTCCATGTGCTGATTTCAGTATTTTGATTTGCTATACGAATCTCTTCTTCGTGTTCAGGTGTTACGACTTTTTGAATTGTATGAACCTTGCGAGTTGCCATTAATAAATTAACGCGCGACTTTTTTAAGACTCATTGACCTCTGGGATCACACTCTTCGATGTTTTGAGTTCGGTCAAAATTTTGACCAAAATTTTATTCTGCATCTCGAGCTGGAGGGAAATTTTTTCGGCCGCCTCAGCTTGACGAAGCTGAATAGATGCAATTGTGTCGCCATCCTCCGTGGCTAGGAAGCTCCCGAGAGCCTCGAACATATCTGGGTACTCTTCCATTTCTTCCTCGTCCTCCTCTTCTTCCTCTGAAGGGGGTGGAGGTGCTGGGGGTTTGGGTGGAAGTGAACGGCGTTGAGACATTTGTACTAATGATGTAGAAAATAGGTCTCAATTAAAATCGCAACTAATACTAAAATGCCTGGAGGAGCTCTGCTTCAACTCGTCGCTTACGGAGCTCAGGATGTGTACCTTACAGGTCAGCCAACCGTAACCTTTTTTCAGTCTGTTTATAAACGTCATACAAATTTCGCAATCGAGGCTGTCCCCCAGACCCTCGCTGGACAGGCGATTCCGGGAGGTCTCGTATCGGTGACCTTGGCTCGGTCTGGAGATCTTATTGGTGATATGTGGGTAGTTCTCCAACCATCTTCCGGTCAACTCACTACCAACAATGATGGGGCTGATATGTGCTGGGTGGCAGAAAGAGCATTTTCATCTGTAGAACTTTTTATCGGGGGCCAGTCTATCGACAAACATTACCAAACATGGTTCCGTCTCTATTCTGAAGTTTTCCTTAATGAATCGAAAAAGATTAACTACGGCAAACTCACGTCTCTTCCAGTAGCTAACAACGGGAGTAACCCAAGTTCTCTTGGATATGTCTACCTTCCACTGATTTTCTTCTTCAACCGGAACCCAGGTCTTTACATTCCATTGATTGCCCTCCAGTACCATGAGGTCCGCCTTGATTTCACTCTAACATCTACATATTCAAGTTACTTTGGAACGAATCCTCCTGCAGTCTGGGCAAACTACATGTATCTCGAGAAAGAAGAGCGTGACAAATTTGCAAAGAAGAATCACGAATATCTCATAGAGCAGGTTCAATACATAAATCCAGATCCAGTCATGTCATCAAATGAGAACAATCCGAGTATAATTCGTCTACAGTATAATCACCCAGTAAAAGAGCTCATTTGGGTCTATCAGAACCCATCTCCAACCTCAAATCCAAATTCCATGTGGAATTTTTCTTCAAGTGTTGCAAACGTCAATATAACTGTTGATTTACAGAAGATAACTCCAATGACACTCCAGCACCCCCACAATACAGGTTCGCCTCTCCTGTATGTTCCTTCTCTACTGAGTTCAAGTTTATATGTTTCAGGAACAAGTAACGTAACTACAGGAAACACAATTTCAGTCCAGTCCAACGTTTTGTCAGGGAACGTGTTCTGGGTAGAGGCAGGTCTTCCACAGTACGGAACTTCAAACGTGAGCTACGGTCAGGAGGTTGGTCCTCTTCACAAATTTAAAATTATTCTAAACGGTACAGACCGAGCATACGAACAGTATGGAAAGTGGTACAACCAGTATCAGCCGTACCAGTATCATTCGGGTCATCCCTATCCAGGAATTTATGTATATTCTTTTGCCCTCAAACCGGAAGAACTCCAGCCCAGCGGAACTTGCAATTTTAGTCGAATCGATATGGCACAGGTTGCAGTCAGTCTCAAAACGGGAATGCCCTCCGGACTCGTTCAGCGAATGTTTGCCGTAAATTACAATATCCTGAGAATTGCATCAGGTATGGGAGGTCTCGCATTTGCGAACTAAATTTTTTTCTTGTGATATAGTACAAAATGGCCGGTGGACTTATGCAGCTCGTTGCTTATGGCGCACAGGATGTGTATCTTACGGGTCAGCCCAAGGTGACATTTTTTCAGGCAGTTTACAAGCGCCACACCAACTTTGCTATGGAGAACATCCAGCAGACGGTGAACGGTAGCCCATCCAACGGTGGACGTGTGTCGGTCACAATTGCTCGCAACGGCGATCTGGTCGGCAACATGTACGTTCGCCTTCAGCCTATTACAGGAGCTCTCTTATTGACATCTACAGGCCTCTCTGCATCTTACGACATGAATTGGCTAGCTGAGCGTGCTATTGCAGCAGTCGAGCTTACCATCGGTGGCCAGCGCATCGACAAGCATTACCAGACCTGGTTCCGTCTGTATGCCGAGGTTTTCCTGGGCGAGTCAGACAAGATTAACTATGGCAAGATGGCTTCGAGCCCTAATCCATCAGCTGATGGTACGACTGTAAGCAGTGTGTACCTGCCTCTTCTCTTCTTCTTCAACCGAAACCCAGGTCTTTACCTACCACTGATTGCCCTCCAGTACCACGAGGTTCGTCTGGATTTCGACCTGACCTCAAATTTCAACAGCTATTTCGGCTCTGCGTCCCAGGTTTTCGAGGTGTGGGCCAACTACGTGTACCTGGATACCGAGGAGCGTCGCCGTTTCGCACAGAAAGGTCACGAGTACCTGATCGAGCAGGTTCAGCACACTGGTGGTGATTCCATAACAGCAACAGGTGCAACTGGTGGAGTTGCCCAGACTGTTCGTCTGTCATTCAACCACCCAGTGAAGGAGCTCATTTGGTGCTACCAGAACACATCTACATCTGCAACTAACTCTATGTGGAATTTCACCGCAGGTCCTTGCTCTAATGTGAATGTAACTTGCATTCCATCTCCAATTTTCGCTCCAGGTGCTCTGCCCCACGATATTGGTTGCCCTCGTATCTATTCGAACGCTTTAGCTCTTGTCGGAGTTACCAGCGCTGGCTTGACTTCAAATGTTGGCTGGGTAGAGGAAGGTGTTACCAGCCTTGCTACCGGTTCAGTTGCAGCAGTAGAGGTCGGCCCTCTGTACAACTTCAAGGTGGTTCTCAACGGCCAGGATCGCTTCAAGGAGCAGACCGGCAAGTACTTCAACCAGTATCAGCCATACGTGTACCACACCGGCACTCCTTACCCCGGCATCTACGTATACTCCTTCGCTCTTCAGCCAGAGGAGCACCAGCCAACCGGCACTTGCAATTTCTCTCGCATTGACAACGCTCAGGTCGCAATCAGCATGAAGGCCGGGTACACTGTTGCAAGCCAGAAGATGTTCGCAGTCAACTACAACATCCTGCGCATCCAGTCTGGTATGGGCGGTCTCGCATTCTCCAACTAAATATTTAAAATTAAAAACCGGGCTTCGGCCCCAAAAATACATCAATATTTTTGGGACCGTAATAGTAATGGCAGGTGGGTTCTTCCCGGGAAGACCCTTTCATTTTAATGTAAAATGTATAATTTTCACGGCAATACTAGCCTCTGGATACTGGTTTTTGCCTCATAAAAATCTATGGGTCCTTTCGTTTCTTTTATGGTTCCCGTATATTGCGCTCGCATGGTATGACTGGTCATACGACTGTCACGATAAACTGCAGCCAACCATAATTCCTTTCGGTAGGTACATTTGGCTGCCGTTCAAACCTCGTGGGTACAAGGAAGAGTTTAACAATCTCCCTCCTGAAAAAATTGAAGCAATGAATAAACTCGATCACATCGCTGGATGGACTATTCTGGCGGGTCTCGTCGCATGGAAATTAACGCATCGAGTTCCATCCTAGAATCATTAATGAAATAGCTATAAACATATATAATATCCCAAAATATCGCTGATAAGGCGTTTTGTCTGATTGAACAAAATCAGCTACACTCAGTGCACCAAAAAGTAAAACAAATATAACCAGAAAACCTGTGTCAACTGCCGACATTTAATATCTGTCCAGATAAAAATGGATGGACCTGAACTTGTAAAATTAATATCAAAATCTATGCCCGGAGCCGATATATCAACTATTTTGAATAAAACAACTGAAATATTGAACAGGCGGGCGCTCGCTGAACTCAAAAAGAAGACCTTTAAATCTGTTTTTCAATTGGTCGAAAGTGAAGATACTCCGGCCGTCCTGGAGATGGTCACATTAGATTCTTCTTTTCCAGAGAGTCTAAGAAATGAACTCAGAAATTTCATAGACTCTGGCCTGATTAATTCATTTTCAAAATTCATAAAGAAACCCAAGAGGTGGTGGTCTAGGGGACGATAGTGTTCCAGTAAAAGGTTAAAAATATTCCAAACATTACAAGTAATACTGATTTAATAACTTTTACAGGGTCTTTTCTTGTAGATTCTTCGAGCATAGGCTCAATACCCATGATACTGAGAATTATTGCAATAATTATGAGAATAGAATCTCCCAACATTTAATAAATAAGGATATTTTATTTATTAAAGGTATGGCATCGTTTGCTTATTTAGACCCAAATAGAACCCTTTTAGAATTATCACTTGAGGCTCTTGGAAATTTTTCTCCAGTTTTTCAGGACGTTTCTACAAATGTCATAAGTACCCCCTACGAGCTTGACAATTCTTGGAAACAGTTTGAAAAGGATCTAGGCAATTTTAAATTAAAATTGAAAAAAGAAACCGTAGACCTGAATTCTAAAATGACCGAACTTGATAGTCTAAATAAAAATATCACAATTTCAAAACTTATCATCGATACGATCACTAGTGATGACTTAAAGGCCAAGCTCGTAAGTATAATAGACAATCACGAGTCCGAACAGGGTATCGTCGCCCTGACTCAACAATGTGGGGAATTGAAGGGCAAGATTGACGCGATGAAGAAGGTTTTGATGGACACGAACTCTGAAAGGTACGCCAAATTTACTTGTTTTGTTTGTATGGATCGTCTCGTTGACCTTTTCATCGATCCGTGTGGTCACGTCGTATGTGATCGTTGCTGGGCTCCCACGCGTGACAAACGTCACTGTCCCGCGTGTCGATCAAATATTACAGGTGTGAAGAAAATTTTTACTATTTAGATTTTCCTGACTTTGGCGCAGTGGTAGCGCATCGGACTGTAGTTCCGCTGGTCATGTGTTCGAATCACATAAGTCAGAGTTTTCTCCTATAGCTCAGTTGGTAGAGCGTCAGACTGTTAATCTGAATGTCGCAGGTTCGAAACCTGCTGGGAGAGTGTGGGGATGACACTTTGCGTTGAAATCAAGTAAGTCATCTTATCCTGGGTCCTCTTTTGGAAGAACATGAATATAAAGACTATTAAGGGCAAAGAACGGAGTTCTCCAAGTTGAGAATGAATGTAGCCCGAAACACCTTCAAATGGAAAGGGTATTTTCTTTATAAGACCTCTTGTCAAATACATAAGAGCTCCTATAAGTGCAAATTGAAGAGCAACTTCCGTGAATATAACGACTTTTCTTTTGTTTGTGTCTAGTGGAGGTGTAATTTTATCAAGCCAATGTGAAAATAAAAATGAGAATATGAAGCTGAGGAGAGCTACGTACGCAACTCCTAAAATTCGAACTAGATGAAGCATATACTCTTATTAAAGAAAAAAGACGTAGCTACATTAGGAAATCGTTCCCGTAACTCAGTTGGTCAGAGTGCAGGTCTTATGAGCCTGACGTCGTGGGTTCGAGCCCCACCGGGAACACGCATCAATGTCCGAGCCTGGTTTAAGGAGAACGACTTAAGATCGTTTGCTCTCACGAGCGCACGGGTTCAAATCCCGTTTGATGCATCCTCATAAAATCTATCTATAGTACTAGATGGATTTTATGAATTATATATGGGACACTGAAGGGACAGCATATGTTTTCATAAAAGTAAATGACTATCCAGACCAAGGAGTAAGTCTAGATTCTCTCAAGCCAATTGTAGAGGAAATAAGAAAAGCTTCAACATCTATGATTATTACAGCAGATCTGAAAGATGTAAATATTTTACGGGTCGATAGACTTTTATCTATAGCTGGTCTCATACGAGAAGTTCTCGAGTACACAAAAGATGACAGATTACTTGAAAAAATTGAAATTAAAAATGCAGGATTTATATTCAGGTCAATTTGTAGAGCTTTACCAATACGCGATCTTATAACATTTTTATAATGTCCTTTAGATACAATGGAGGTTCCTTGGATACTTTTCAACGTAGACAAGGAGGCTAAGATACTCTACGCCGAACTGTTAATGCAGAAACTCATAGAGTGTCAACCATCAAGTCTTAAAGAAGTTGATAAATTTCTTGAAGAATTTTACCCGGTCATAGACAAAATTCAGGAACTGTGCCTCACGAACGGACTCCGCCAAGTATGTACAACGAATCTCGAAGGAGTTCAGCTTAGTCGGGCGAAGCCCCACGTTTTTTTAAAGATTGCATTCGGCGTCTACAGTCACACAAAAGATTGTATTTTACTCGACGGATTCAGCATTTCGAATACTCAAAGTCCCATTGTAGGCGCGTTTATCGAAGCGGTCAAAGGATTTCTTCCACCTTTTATGCGCAAGTTAATTACGGTAAATTCTAGTGAAAATTTTATAGTTTTAGAATAATGAAGTATTATTGTATAAATCTAAAAAAAAGTATTGATCGCCGAGAAAATATGGAAATTCAATTTAAACGTGAGAATTTAGATGTTGAATTTATAGAAGCGGTCGATGGAAGAGAACTTAGAATTCAACCTGAAAATAATATCACTGTTGGTGACTTTTCTTGTGCATCAAGTCACAGAAAAATTTATACAAAAATAATCGAAGAGGGCCATCCAATGTCTATAGTGTTTGAAGATCAATGTAGGCTTGCGGAAGGATTTACCAATTTTGTTTCAAAATTAAAATTTCCTGATAGATGGGACATTATTTACCTTGGATATACAGGACAAAGGTTTATTGAAAATGAGAATGAACATCTAGAAAAGGGAAAACCTCTTGGTACTTGGTGTTACATAGTATCACTCGAAGGCGCAAAGAAACTCGTTACACTTGATCCTCATGATTTTTGGCTTATTCCAGATGTACAACTTTCGTTTCTTCCCATCTCTACATTTTACGTCAAAACTAAAATTGCGTGGCGTAATGACAGATGTAAAAGTATTACAGGTTCAAATTATGTTAAAAGAGGCGTAATTAAATGGATGATAATAGGACATTGGCTTGTTCATGCGTTTCAGTTTTGGTACATTTTGGAAATTATATGGATACTTTTAATATTAATATTAATCTCGAAATTAAGAATATCAATAAGGTAAATAACAAGATAAATTTTTTCTTATGTTCTTTTGTGTAAAGATATGTTTTAACAATTAAAGCACTAAGAGAATTTGTCCAACTTAATTCGTGTTTATGAATAAATATACTCTTGTCATTTTTATATTCTGATTCAAGAACATCAGAATATAGTATTGTCATATTGGATTTTTTTAATATGGAAGATATTCGTATGGGACCTGTTGTTGTTGATATAAAATATTCTAGAGAGAAATAGTCTTTATATTCTGTATGATCGTTGATACATGATTCTATCAATTTTTTTATATCTTCATTTCTTGGTTTAGTAGCAATAAACCCATTGTTTATGAACCAACTATCATTCATAATATGCCCGAACGTAACTAAACCTGTTTCAATTTTTGAATCGTTCGCTTTGCTAACTATCATAGGAGAAAAATCCAATTCAGGAATTTTCATCAAAGGAGCTATAGATTCCATATCACAATCTATTGTAATTCCTCCATAAAGATATAAAATGACATATCTTCCAAAATCAACCTTTTGAATTAAGTACTCATATTCATCAAATTTTTTGCCACATTCTGCGCTATATTTATTACACTCAACTCTTAGCTGGTTCTCGTCCCAAGTCTTGTGGGTCCAATCGGGGTTGAGTTTGCGCAACTTCTTGACATTCTCGTGAAATTTCTTCGGAAGGTTTTCCCATCCCTGAAACCACACTTGATGAGTCACCTTCGGGATGAGCATTCTTATAAACAAGTTTTTTATTTTTTTTAACTTCTCCTATCGCGTTATTTAAAGTATCGATTATACTCCAACTAAAGATTATAGTAAGGAAAATTCGTGTCAAAATGTTTAATTGAGGTGAAAATTTTATAACTAAAATTGAACCTATTATAGAAAATACTTTAAGAATCAAAATTGAACTATATCTACAGTAAAACAAATAAGTTACAAGTACTGTCGTAAGATCCTCAATCATTATGTATAGTAACTTAAAAAAGTTGAACGTAAAAAACACAAGAATGAGCGATCTCCTTTTGTTTTACCCCCAAGGGAAATATCTATGCATAGAATTCCTGGGATCAAAATATATAGAGCGCCAGCCAAAGACCCCGACCGAGACTGCTGAATTTATGATTGAAATTCGTCCGATCATTGAACAGCTCGATGACTATGTTCTCAAAAATAATCTCAAAGAAGTTATTGAGCTGAACCTCAAGGGAGTCCCAATTTCTAAACTAAATTCAGAGACCGCTCTTCATCTCCTCAATCTTCTGACACAAATTCGCCCAGACAAAAATATCGTAGAAAAAATCAAGATTACAAACACGAACCCAATTTTCAACATCGCATACAAGGCGATCAAGGGAAGACTTCCCGGGCGTATGTCGAGTATTATTGAAGTAGAATCGAACTCAAAGTTTTTTTAGTGCGTTATAATATGACGAAACCGGACGAAGCTCGATGGCATCAAGATGAACAAGAATTTTTATCAAAATTAGAACAACAGTGTAACATGTATCATGATCATCATAATAAAGACCACGTGTATTATAAAGGTCTTGCTTCGCGCTTCAATGTCCCGATTCTCATCATCTCAGCCATCAACGCTCTTACGGCCGTAGCCCTCAATTCTTTCGTTCCGCAAACATACGTCAGCATAATGAATGCGATATTATCTTCAGGAACGGGAGTGTTAGGGTCGGTTCAACTGTATTTAAAAATTTCAGAAAAGATGACAAATTCTTTAAGGGCCTCAATCCTGATGAAACGCCTGGCTCTGAAGATTTCAAAGGAGCTCAGTATCGATCCAGAACACCGTATGACCGACGGACAAGCTTTCTTGGCCGATTGTTTTGCAGAGTTTAACACTGCACTCGAACAAGGAAACCCGATCGAAAAATATTTACATAATCATCTGGCTTTTACACAAATGATGCCAAAAAGGGAAAAATATTCATTCTTGTCTCTCGTGACCGGAAGTTCTTTAGAGTCTAGTTCACGCGGAACGAGCGAACATCCCGGGGAGACTCGCGCCAAAAAGCTTTGGGGTCTTGTTGATAAAGCTCGAAAAGTTTCGAGTTCACCTCCCGAATTACGACCTCATCTGCGTCAGAGTGAATTAGGCCCGGGGGACATGACTCCAGAAGAACAGGACATAGAGCTTGGAGTTCGGGGTTCCTGAGCTTGGCGACCGCAAACGCCACGTCTAAATCTAGACCATCTACCCGTACCCAATAATGTTCACAGACCTCTTTAGTTTCCATAATTACACAAAATCCTTTGATTATTTCACCTTGTTGACCGAGAGCTTTCTTCAAAAGGGCTACATGGTGAACGATACTCCCAGAAATATTGTGCATCTTGATTCTGAGCGCGAGACGTTGAACAAGAGATTCCATAATTCTTATATCAAATTTATCTTTATGTATTATAATGGCCCAGGTTACCTTTACGATGCCCCAGGTAACATGCCCCATTACATCCCCCGCTCGTCGTATGTCGTGGGACACGGCTTTTACAATTATTTTGATTATGTGCATCTGCTGTTGCGGATGTATTTTTATACAAACTCCTTCTTCCTGGTGGTGCACCCCGGACGCCCAGCCAAGTATTGGCTCGAACGGCTCAGACTGTTGTTCAACGAACGGAGTAGATTCGAAAGGAAACTGCCAACCGAGGAGTCCTATGGGAGTCCCAGCATACGGAATGCAAGGGGGAGCTTAAAAAAACAAAACGTACTATTATAAATGGAGGACCCGATACTTACCCCGAGCCTTTCGAGATTCACGACTTTTCCTATACGGTATCCTGACCTGTGGGCACTCTATAAGAAAGCTATATCGAGTTTTTGGACGGTCGAGGAGATTGATCTCGGGACTGATCTCAAAGATTGGGAAAAATTAAAATCAGAGGAGCGCAATTTCATAAAAATGGTTTTGGCATTTTTTGCAGCTTCGGACGGAATTGTGATGGAAAACATAGATTTAAACTTTTCAAAGGATGTACAGATTCCAGAGGCTCGTTCGTTTTACTCATATCAAGCGTTTAATGAGTCTATTCATTCGGAGACGTATTCTCTAATGATTGACAAGTTGGTCCGGGATCCCGACGAGGCCCATCTCTTACTGACGAGCGTAAAGCACGTGCCGGCCATAAAAGAAAAGGCCCAATGGGCTCTCGATTGGCTTTCTGGTGATGTAAGTTTCGCTCAGCGCCTCGTAGCATTCGCCTGCGTCGAGGGAATATTTTTCAGCGGATCTTTCTGTGCAATCTTTTGGCTCAAGAAGAGAGGCCTCATGCCGGGCCTGTCGTTCAGCAACGAACTCATAAGTCGGGACGAAGGTCTCCATCAAGAGTTTGCCGTGACCCTCCATTCGCATTTACAAGAGAAATGCCAAGATATTCAAAAGATTGTTCAAAGCGCTGTCGAGATTGAAACTGAATTCATCACAGAAGCTCTCCCGTGCAGACTCGTAGGTATGAATTCTCAAGAAATGATCCAGTACATACAGTTTGTAGCTGATCGCTTGTTGACCCAGCTGGGTCAGAAACCCATATATGAAGCAAAAAACCCTTTCGATTGGATGGAAAACATCTCACTGGAAGGGAAGACCAACTTTTTTGAAAAGAGGGTCGGTGATTATTCAAAGTATATGATTACTGAAGGAGACGCGGTTCGATTTGATGATGATTTCTAGTTTACCATACGGTTCTGCTGAAAATGCTTATTATTTGCATCATTCGCTTCGTCTCGAGTTTTGAAAGTCGAAGTTTTTCGCATAAAAAATCCTACAATTATCACGAAAAGTATACCGTGAAGTAAAAGCCCTGCATTTGTGGCGACACCATCGCTTCCTGCGACCCAGGAGCCGATGATACCCCTCACAATTTTAAAGACTGCTGGATTTGCAAAGAGCATAAAGGCCACTAACGGAATGAGATAAGACGACATCTTTGTTACTTGGGGGTATTTTATTTTGCAACTGTAAATTCTATAGTTGCTGACCAATCGATTCCGTTGTTATCCAATTGGTTTCCAAATCTATCTAAAAATGCAAAGTTGATATAATCGACACGTATGTTGCACGACAGATCAATAGCTTGTCTGTTTTGTGAATTTTCAGACCAATAAGCAACTCCCTTTGTAATTGTACTGAGTGGAATTTTAAATGTAATTTGGGAATTTTCAGACGAAGGCGTACCTATATTTTCGATGAACATTGAAATGTACGTGTCCCAGTTGAGAGTGTAGGGATATGTACCTTGATTACTTTGAGTATTTGTGTATCCAAGGAACGAAAGAAGGGAATTTGGAGTTGCTGGGCCAAGATTTATTGCATCGGATACCCATGTTAAAATAGAACTCCCCAAGTTAAATTGACCAAGTGTAGACAAAGGTTCATTTATGTAAGTTCCTCCAGTGAAGGTTGCTGTATTCAGTGCACTTATTGTTGTATAATTACCAGGTGTAATTGTGTACAATGTACCATTATCATCTGTAAATGTATTATATGGCACCCTGACGTTATAGAATCCAATTGGAATCTGGGAATTAAGAAGTGCGACCGAACTACACATCCTGTTTCGGGTCACTAGATTGTATTGTCCATTGAATCTATTATTGTTATTGAATGTTACTATTGGTATATTTTCAACAATGTTTCCCGTAGTCGAAGTATCGATATGAACTTGAATTTTCTCCATTATTATAATGTAAATATAAAATAATAATGACACTTCTTCATCTGAGTACCAGTACTGCAAATAAAAATAACGGAAATCCGTATGATTGTAAAATTGACATAGCTGGAAGATACGAGAATGTAATTTCAGCAGAACTAGTTTCATTGGAAATGAATTATAATCAAGATTTTGATTTTAAAGAGTATCCCACTTCGGCTCTATCTTCAAACGATCCACAAACTATTGGAACTACGACATATACTGTTACCAGTTCTACAGATGCCAACCCACCTGGATGGAAGGCATTTGATAAAATCGTTGGTTCAGGTGATGATCATTATTGGCAATCAACGGGAGCTGGTTCTGGTTCATATAATCCATCAACCGGTAATCCAATACGTATGGGAGTAGGTCTAGGAGGATACGTTGGAGAATGGCTAAAGATTGAAATAAATCCTTCAATTACTCTTGTAAAGTACAGGATACAGAACAGAGATGACGTCGTTCAGTGTGCATCATCCTGGGTAATTCTCGGTTCAGACGACGACTTTACATGGACTCTCGTCGATGAACGAACAAATATTCAATGGGCTAGTACTGATGTAGATCGTGGATATCAAGAGTTTACATTAGCCACTCCTGTAACTTATCAGTACTATGCATATGTAGGAACGAGCAGTAATAATGGAAATCAAGATTCAGATGTAGCTGATTCATATTCAACAATATCAATAGGGGAATGGCAATTATATGAAAAAGTTCCACAACAACCTCTTTTTGATGAGATTTCTCCAAATTCTGTTTCTTCGGCCATTGGAGCATTTTCTCTCAGGGCAGTCAATGGAGCGACCGCCAAAGCTGTACAAGTTGTGCAATACCAATATCCAATATACCCGTTCACTTCACCATCTTCTGTTGGTAACCAGTTTACACAACAACTCGCAGATGGGACTTACGTAGTAAATTGTAGCTCATTTTATGAAAATAATGAACCATGGAAATTTTTTGATATAAATTACACTACTTTTTGGTCTCCTCTCACGAATGATTATTATTACCAAAATTATAATGGTCCTTATTTCACAATTATAGACGGCGTAAAGCTTTACGGAGAATGGGTTTCAATTAATTTACCCCGTAAAACAGCGTTAACTTCTTACACAATTTACAATAATTCTTCTACATACAACATGGAGAGCTTTGTAATTGCTGGTTCTAATGATGGGATTAACTGGACTTTAGTTGATACACAAACCAATATAACATCATGGGTCGACAGGAGAACTAAAATAATATCTACAATAGATAACGAAGCTTTAACTGTTAAAGCATTTTGTATAGATAATAATAATAATATTTATTATTATTCAGATTATAACACCACTGTATATAAACAAGTGCCTTATGGTGATAAACATTCGTATTCATTAAGTATCTCAGCAATAGCATGCGATTTAAATAATAACCTATATTTTGATCAACCTGGAGGTGGAATTTTTAAAAGTGACACTAATTTTTCTAATATAACTCGTTTGGTACAAGATGGTGAATTTTATTTTAATTCTATATCATTATGCACCGGTCCTACGAGTAATCTTTATATCATCGATAATTATAATAATAGAATTTGTGTTTATACAACTTATTTACAAACTATTATTGAAGGTGAAGATATTGGTGGTGACGACATTTTAGTCGATTCAAATAATAATATATACATATTACAGGAGTATATTATAAAAAAATTTCTTTTTCCACTGTATAACACGTTTGAAATTATACCTATTGATCGGTTTAACTATTTTTGCATTGATTCAAATGATACCATTTATTTTACAAAAACTACTGGAGTATTTGTTGTTAATAACGGAGTAACAACTGAAATTTCAGATTCATATAGTTGGATCATAAAAACTAATCTTAATAATTTTGTAGTTTTTTTTGACTATATAGATAAGACATTTAAAACTCTAGTAGAATCTTCATTACCTCCTTCGCTGACATTTACACCAAATTCTACACAAGAACCATATTCTTATTTTAGATTATGCATTATTCGGACGACTACTTCTATATACCCATTTTATAATAAATTTTTAATAAATCGTTGGGTTCTTAATAGTGATTCAAGTCAAGACTTTTGGGCCGACATACACGGAAATCTAACAATTCAGGGAACGAATCAGACACTCGACAGTTGGCTTGGAGGAGTACCAGGGTACGTGGCGACGTGGTACGATCAATCAGGAGCTGGAAACCACGCGACCCAGACAATTCCAGAAAACCAACCTCAGATTCAGAAATCAACAAAAGGTTCGGGATACATGCTTCTTTTTACAGGGAGCCAATACCTTGTCGGGTTTACATATGATAAACTTAATAATACAAATTATACAATATGCGCGAGTGAAAGAGTTGGTCAGCTTGTAAACGAAAGTAGTATAGTATCATGTGGCAACCTACCTCTGGATTTTAATCAACAGTTAACAATTGGGTATCAAATTATTACATATTTTAGTGACCAATATGGCAATTTTGAAGAAGTCATAATTTCTACAATTTTAGATCAGCCTATTCGTTACGGATTCACACTGTGTTCATCGACGAGCGGTCGTAATATGTATGTCTACGGCGATCCTTTGGGAAATCCACTTACAGTACAGAATACAGGAAGAACAGTCCAGCTATCAATATATGATGGTAATTTTCTAATTGGAACAACTCAATCTGCTATACTTGCTTATTTTTACGTAGGAGAAATGTACGAAATTCTTGTTTTCAACAATTCTCTTTATGACATAAACGGAACTACCGGAACAGATGTTCCAAAAGACATTCAGACAATTTACAAGAGTCAGTCGGGTTATATTACCAACAACTTGTTCAACTTGACAATACCAAGAAAGTATATATCGGTCTATATAGAAAATATAGGTGAATCGGCTCCATCTGTATCTTCGCACATTACGTACAAAATTCCAGTGTCCGACACATCTATTTTTTGGTCAAAAAATAATGAAAATGAAGAAATTATAAAATATCAAGGAACTTCTCAACTTAAATACTTGAATATAAAGGTTTTTGACTCGTATGGAAATCTACTTCCTATTGGCCCAGATTGGTCATTTACTATAAAATTACACAAACTTAACGTCGTTTCCTGAGCCACGACCACATGTCATGAAATGTCATGAACCCTGAAGACTTTGGCCTGTCAGAATACCCTGAAGACTTTGGCATGAACATCAAGAGTATCAGGCCCGTGAGGAAAACGTATACAAATGCGTGAAGGACCAGACCGGCCAAAGTAGCTACGCCCTCCGAATTTGCTACCCAGGTACCGAGAATACCCCGAACGAATTTGTAAGTTGCTGGATTGGCAACTACGACATAGGTCGCCATTGGAATAAGAGTTGCGGACATTTACTATTAATATATAAAATTATTTACATTGGTGCCATGTCACCATTACCCTTGTAACTTTGATAGGTGGACTTACCGAAGAGTGCCATCCACAGGAAATGACACAGAATCACGAAAACTAAGGAGTGCAGGAGGAGACCTGCTGTGGTGGGGAGACCGTCTGCTGATGCTACCCAGCCACCTGCGATTCCGCGCACAATCTTGAAAGTCGCTGGATTGGCTACTACGAAAAAAGTGAGTAAGGGGACGAGCTTCTTTACTGGATCAAAGGACATTTAATATTATAAAATATTTAAATTATACTTTTAAGAACATTTTGTAGTTTTTGTTTATTTGAGTTGGTCGTTTGTACGTTAATCTGTCGCCTGACGTAATTTTTGTATGTATTTTTAAGGTTTGAATTATTGCTCGAGGAAATCTTGGCTCCGGCGCGAACTATAGAATTTACATTGTTAAGAAGACTAAAATTTTTGTTTAAAATTGCTTGATTTACAACCTTATTATTTAAGGGGACCGGGGCACGTGCTCCGTTCCTGGGCCTCTTCTTGAACATGTTCCCGTTGACGGCCAAGTAATTATTTCTAAACGCATTCTGTAGGTTCCCGAGGTCGTTATACTTGGCTTTCAGGTTTGCGCTGTATGCATTAGCATTCTTCATGTTCAATAGCTTGTAAGCTTTAGCCTTGTTCATAAAAGCCTTTGCTTTCGACAAGACATTTGCGGATGCGTTCTGGAGAGCCCGAGCCTTCTTTACATTTTTTCTGGCCGAATTCAGAACTGGGGCCGGGATGTTCTTACCTGTCAGCTGTACGTTGTATCTTGAAATCCCCGTGTTGACGACATTTACCAGCCTCTTGATGCTTGCCTGATTTGTTTTATTAATCGCATTCCTGAGGTTTTGGAAGCTCCTTAAAAGATTTGAATTCCCACTTGCGGTAGCTACGGCTCCGTTTGTAGCAGTTCCCTTTGATGCCAAGATAAATTGGTTCATTTTGTTCTTGACGTTAGAAATGTTTGCTGAGTTCTTATTCATTTTTACCGCGTTGATATAAGTCTTAAGAGCGGCCGAAAGATTTCCAGTTGGTGGAAGTCTAGGCCCAAATAAATAATTAGTTAAGCCCATGTCTTACTGTAGAGCAAGGGAAAAATTTGATGTCCTGTCATTGACAGATAAAGCCCAAGCACGTATGATACATAGAACAAGTATAAATGGCTCTCCGTATGTTTTCTACTTTCCAGGCTTCCGAGGTGGCGTTCGGCGAGATTCGCCCCAACAAGAGTGGTGGCAAGACTGTCTATTTGAACGCAGGTGGCGGTGGCAAGCTCATCTTCCAGCTTCCTCAGCTTCGGGCTTTCGTTGGCCTGAGCCCGTTCAAGAACAAGCAGGGTGAGATTCAGTCGTGGTCTCTGCCACTGAGTATGGACAAGCCCGAGGTGGTCGATGCATTCAAGGCGCTCGATGAGCGTGCGCTCGACTTCATCGAGGCGAATTCCGAGGCTCTCTTTGGCAAGAAGATGTCTCGTGCGGTCCTCGTGGAGGGTGACCGGTACAAGCCGATTGTCAAGAAGTCTTCCAAGGGTGACTACGCACCCTCCCTAAATCTCAAGGTTCTGGTAAATTCAGATGGTTCTTTTGGGACTGAGGCGTACAACTCGAATCGTGAGATTGTTCCTCTGTCTGATCTCGCGAAGGGTCAGACTGTGAGTGCGATTATCGACATTGGTTCGATTTGGTGCAGTCCCCTTGGTGTTGGAGTATCTATTCGCGTTCTTCAGGTGATGCTTGCTCCGACCACTAAGCTCAAGCCCTGCGCTTTTTTGGCCCCTGCTGATGAGCCCGTAGTCACGGCTGGTTCAGAGGGTGAGATTGAGTACGAGACCGACCCGGATCAGGACTAAATAAATATGTATGTAGTGTAATAGAATGAACAGTTGGATAAAATCAGGTCAATTTCGTCTCGTCACCAATCGCCCAGGGAAAAGATATATATTTCGTCGTGCGAACAATGGAAATTCTGAATACAATGTTCCAAATAGTGTAATAACAAAAAGAGACGCCATTCAATGGCTTTCATCTAGAAAAAATCTTCGTCCCAGTCGTTTTAGGCCCGTTCGTAAAGCTGTAGTTCATTTAGGTCCAAAAATTCCATTTAACGGTAAGGGACCAGCATTTGTTGCTCGTCGGACCGAATCCCCGAATGCGGGAATCATGCCTTGGTACACCCAAGAACGCAAAAATTTTATAAAATATTTGGCAAAATTGCCCCACTCAAATTCTCCAAAATACGGGCCAGAGTCTCCAACCATGCGTCGTCTTAGGAGGGCCGCCTACAAATCTGAAGGGCAAAAGGTTTCCCCTAGTCCCGTAAAGTCCAAGTTCTCTTGCTCTAATGGTAAAGGTCTTTCCCTTTTAGGTAAGGGTCGCCAAGGTATAGTATTTAAAGGAGATGGATTTGCAGCAAAAGTTTGCCCTCGTGATTTAGCCGCGGCCCATCGCCGTGAAAAACAGCCAGCCCTGGCCGAATATGATATCCAAATGTCTGTATTCAAGGCGTGTCCGGAGGGAGTGGTTCAACCGTACGACTTTCACAAATGTATTAATTTTATCAATCCATCGACTATGAACATGGCAAATGTTCAAAATTCTCGGGCCTATGACAAGTCTAAACAGTCGATTATATTTATGGAGTTTTGTGAAGGAGGGTCTCTTCAGGATTGGCTCGAGAAAAGGGTGATAACTGATGCTATTATGCGTGACGTAATTTCGAGGGTCTTGAAAAATCTTTCAAAGATTTACAAGAAATATCCAGATTTTCGTCACAACGATCTGTATACCGCAAACATTATGGTTTCGGCGAGAGGCTTTCTTATAGGCGACTTTGGCTGGGCCAGACTTGAAAAAACTGGAACAAATCCTGCCGTAAATACAGCAAATGGTACAAGGACCGCGGGAACTTGGGGAGTGGGCCCTAAAACGGATCCTAGATACGACTTTCACTTCTTTTTGAACATGCTACGAGACTTTGTAAAGGGAAAAAACATGCCCAGAACAATTGAATTTTTGGATTTTGCCATTCCGGTCGGTTACAGAGGAAGCACGGGTGCGCACGTAAGCGAGTACAGACTCAAGTACATGGACCCTTGCCCAGATCTTCCGACACTCGATGAAATACTTCGAAACAAGTACGTGTCCGGGCGCTCACCTTCACCCCGAAACAAGTACGTGTCCGGGCGCTCACCTTCACCCCGAAAAAACTATTCAATCAAAAAAGGAATCAGAAGTGTAAATCTAAGAATAGCCCGTAATAAGCTTAAAAAAGCTTTCCCTCGACGTGCCATCACCCCCTCCAAACTTTTGGCCGCTCGGAGAAAACTCAAGGCTGGGCACAAGACTAAGAAACAAATAACTGCAGCTCAGCTGAAGAGTGCAAATTTTGACAAGCTCGTAGAAAGTATTTGGAGAGCAAACGGTTCTAATTCAACTGTAAATGCATATGGAGTGTCTGCTTGGGACAAGGCGAGAGACAAGGCCATAAGACTCGTTGAACTGATGTTAAATCGGGGGGACCGACCGTTCAGTCCCGTGCGGACGCCCAAGAGAGTTTCTCCGCCCAGGAGAGTTTCTCCGCCCAGGAGAGTTTCTCCTAAACTGTTCCATGTGATTAGCCCAAGGTCAGGACGACCAAAAATTATGGGCTCTAAAGGGCGAATGGTATATGCCGACCTTCATCTAAGCATGGATGAACTCAAGAAACTCGCTGTGTCTCGCGGAAAGAACATCAAGGGCCTACGCTCGAAGCAGAACATTGCTCGTAAAATTTTTAGTTAGTAATGATAATGAAGAGTATTATCATCGTTTTGGCCGTACTTATTATTTTACTTTTAATTTTAAAAAACGGTTCATTTTATGGAGCATCTACATCTGATAAAGGAAATCTCATAGTGTATGGATCCAAGAGGTGTCCCTGGTGTGTCAAGCAGGAAGACTACCTGACAAAAGCGGGAATTGATTACAAGTTTGTAGATTGCACTAAAACTCAGTGCCCTAATTTTGTGGACGGATTTCCTACTCTTTTATTGGACAATAAAGTTATGAACGGATACACCGAGCTCGGTCCTCGACTCACGTATCCCGCGCCCGCAAAGATTCAGTTACCTTCTTAGAACTTGAACATGGCCAGAGCGAACGTGAGAACGAATGTGTGCCACAGAGAATCTATCGGCTTGAGTATGCTTATGTACTTGACCAGCGATTGGTTCCACAAGTAGCGCATGAGGAACATAACAAGAACAATCCAAACGGATATAGCGACAAGATTATAGATAGCCTCTTTGCGAGAACCTGAACCAAGAACTGAAATCATCTTTCTATTAGTAAAGAAAAAATTTGCTAACAATAAGATGAAAAAGAACTGGGAGATTTTAAAAATTAGACAAGAAATGTTAAAAAAAGGTATACCTGTCAGTAAGTGGCCTTCATTGATAAAAAAGCGACCTGTATCTAGGAGAACTCCCAACCCTTATGCTCCAAAGTACACGTGGAGGCCCTGGGGGAGTTCAGGTGTAATACATGACAATTGTTACGATTATGCATTTGGTTCATTTTCAAACAAAAGAACCGAGAAGAGCGTTCCGGGAGCTCGAGCCAAAATCAACTCGAACGGGCTGACATTCACGACCTGCGCTGGAATAGTCGAGAGAGTTATCGCGGATAATCCAATTACCGTGAAAAAGGTTTCTCCCGGGTCGAAGATACCAGCTGGATACTACATGGTCATGTGCTTTGTCGCTCCATCGAACAATTTTGGAAACTCTACGGGAGATTTTCACTGGTACAAGCAAATCAGCAGTATAGAATACAGAACTCGTCCTGGAGACAAGATTGTAGCGCTGGCCAAGTTTTTTCACGTCACTCCGAAAGTTATACGAGACGCTCTGCAAAAATCCAGACCCTCTTTAAACAGAGACCACGGGAGGGTCTCAAACGACGAAAATGAATTAAGAGTCCTTAATAAAAATTGCAAGACGTGCAAAAGCGCATCTTTACCTCCTGGAAGAGTCCTTGAGTTTCCTGTCGCCCTGTGGAGCCATAAAACAGGGTGGGCCGGTGGACCTCTTATTGTAGATGCTTCCGGAAAAACAATAACAGACCCTCGGAAAGCTGATAGAAACTATAAACCAGGATTTCATTATACGAAATTTTGCTCTGCATATATTGTCAAGAGGGGAATGGCACAAACTGGGAACAATTCAAACAGGTTAGGAACGGCTAATCTAAATTCGAGGGGTGTGGTAAACCGAGCTCTGTTAGGACGGCTCTTAAGTCCTCGCTAGGATCAATATCAAAATGAATATCTGTCAAAATATTATTCGGGACGAGACTTCCAAAATCTAGACCAAATCCTTCCATAATTGAAAAAACATTTTGTGATAAAAATTCAGTTATTGAACGTCTGTTATCACCTGTGCGTTCTATTATGAGTCTACACTTGTAACTAGGAACATCAAAAGGAGCTCGACACATTGGACACGTAGGTTCGTGATTTCTGCAACTCGTTTTCCAACGTTCAAGGCATCTTACATGAAACTCATGGCCACAATCTAATTTTCTTGATTGACTTTGACCTCCTATACATGAAAGACACACAGAACACTGAGGGCCTGAATGTTGCCAACACCTTGAACATTCTTTAACAATTTGTCGACATTCCCGCCCTGATAAAGTTTGAGCCCCACACCGTGCCATTAATTTTATACAATTATTAAACTCTGGGAAATGCGTCGCGCCTGCGAATCCGAGCAACCTCAGCCTCTAGTGACTTTATAGCATCACGGTATTTTTCTCTCATATTTTCTTCGACATTTTTTCTAAAAATTATGATAGGATCATCATCCTGCTCCATTCGACACTGAGGGCATTCGATTGATGTCTCGAACCATTTGATGATACATTTAGAATGAAACATGTGCTTACATTTGAGCTTCTTGTCCAACCTCGTAGTTTCCTCAAGACATACGGCACATGTCTTTGGCTCGTGACATCTGCATTTTCCCCCACTGACCGCCTTCTTCGAGCACTTTTTTCCTGAGAGTGTCACTGAAGAACAATTCATTTCCTGATATGTACCTACAAATTTCTTTGTTTATTTCTTCAACAGGTTGATCTGCGTTTATAAATATTACCCTACATTCGAGAGTTCTTATCATTTTTGAATATTCTTCGTCTAATTCCTTGAGGTACTCTAAAGTAACCTTAGAGTCTCCTGCTTGACCCCTCTTTTGAATGTGCTCGAAACATTTTTCAGGACTCTTTCTTAAAAAGATGTACAAGTCTGGGAACCATTCGTGATTCTTGTATAAATCACAATACATATCATTTTGTTCAGAGGTTACTACACCCTTTTTTAAAAGAATTTCCCAAAACACATGTTTCGAACTCAGTATAGACCGTTCGTATACTACATCCTCCTTCGTTACAAAGGGCTGTATCGTCTGAAGAATTTTAAGATGCAATTGAAATGCCCATTTTTTAGGATTTTCATAAAATTGTTTAAGAGGCCACTGATCTATAGGCTCTTTCTGAACCTTCCACCCTTTCTTTTCAAGCAAATCGAGCTGGGTCGTTTTGCCTGAACCGATATTTCCATCAATAACTATACGGCTCATATTTTATATTACGTTTTAATTCTTTAAACTACTCATTCTCTACGAGAGGAGCTATTCTTCCTGAACGACAAGCTGCGTTATGAAGGGGGAGATTCAGGGCATCGGGGCCATTGTTCTGCAAAAACTGACGATACGCATAGTTATCCTGATACGCAATACCATTCTTCTGCATAATGATATCATTCACGATGTTAGTAGAATCAAAGGAGCTGAGACAACGGCCATCGGCCATACCCATGCGTGTAGACATTTACAATTACATTATATTTTATTCAAAACATTTACCCATTCTTCAAACTTGGCCCCTAGGATCGTGTCGAAGGTTTCTGGAATCGCCACCGGCTTTACGAATATTGCTGGGTCTCTCAAATTTTGGTTTAAAATTGAAAAAGCCTGGGCAATCTCTTGTAGAGTCTGAGCTCCGGTCACAATAATCTTGCCCGTGCTGAAGATGCTGGCCGTCACCTGCTTCATGTCCGGTCCTGGAACAAACTTCACTTTCACTGCACTGTACCTGTCGGGGTCGTACGTTACTCGAAAAGGAGGCTTTGAAAGCTTCTGGATAATCTTGTTCAAATTTACTGAAGAGTTGAGTGAAAAGTTTGTGTTGATCATCTTTACCGCCACTTCGTCGACTGGGATATCCTTTTCCCTACCAAGAACCACCTTCAAAATAAAGGACAACTGCTTGAGGATCCGCCGACAATCGAAAATGTCAGAACACCCCGCAACTTGAATAGAACCATTTGGAAATATCTTTATAGATTTTCTGGAATATGCATCTCTGTAACCTATAGTCACTTGGTTGTAAAAGGCAGTATCGCTCATTCGCCACTCGAATCCCCCGAATCGCGTCCTCTTGCGCCGAACAGTAACCGTCTCAAGCTTCTTGAAATTCTCACGAAACTTGGGAAGATCAATATCCTCCATAAATTTTGAACACATTGTGATTGTCGTGATTCGAACCCATGAAGGATTCGGAAGTGAGGAGTCCGAGCAGAACTTGGAACGAATTTCCGCCAAATCACGAATGTACTGAAACGTATCCATTTTGGTGTTTGGTCTTTAAGGCTCTTGTGGTCTTATATCAGTGTCATCACATGAAATCTTTGTCACCCCTTGCGTGCAGCCCTTTTAATAATTTTAGAGAATTTTGTTCTTAAAATATTAGATTTTATAACACGCTTGTAATATTTCTTCTTCTTTTCGTCATTGGGATGGAGGTTGTGCGTCTTTGTGACATTGTGAGCCACAAGAGAAATAAGCTTCTTTTTCTTGACTGCATTAATTACTTTGTTTAATTCAGCAACCCTGATCTTCAGTGGAGACTTACGTTTCTTTTTAGAGTGAGTCTTTTTGGAAATAGTATTTAGGCCATTAATAACTATAAGAGCTTTTTTAGATCCCCCGAGTTTTTGAACAGCCTGTATAGCCACTGGACTCACATTAGTCTCACGCTTTTCATTTATAGAAACTGCCGCTTTAGCCACTTCCCTGGCTCCTCCCGGAACTGATGCTATCGTGTTTAGAGCGCTTGTCACTCCTCCTGCATTTGTAATAGCATTCTTTTCATTCATTGGAAGAGAATTTGCACGAAGGATCGATTCACTTCCCTCGTTCCCGTACCTCCTTCTTCCCTCGTTCCCGTACCTCATTCTTCCCTCGTTCCCGTACCTCCTTCTTCCCTCGTTCCCGTACCTCATTCTTCCCTCGTTCCCGTACCTCATTCTTCCCTCGTTCCCGTACCTCATTCTTCCCTCGTTCCCGTACCTCCTTCTTCCTTTGTTCCTGCTTCTCCCATCATTATTCATATTTTCACGAGCTCTTGCAAGTTCAACTCCAAAAGCTCTTTCTAAATTTCTATTAAGAGATCCAAAATTTGTTTTTAAATTTTGAAGGCGTCTCATAGCCACACCTGGTTCTCTATTTTGTCCTGCGTTGCGAATTTCTTCAAGCATACGATTTTTAATTATTTCTCTTTCTTTAGATCCAGCTTTTGAATGCTTATAAAGTTCAGCAAGTTTCTTAATTCGTGATGTTGCTGACATTCCCGAAAATCTAGAAGAATAAATGTAACTTGAAATACTTTCAACGTTAAAATTATTTACAGATTTTCCTTCTCTGAAAAGTTTATCATAAAGTGCCTGGAGTTCAGCAAGGGCTTCAGCTTCAGCCCTGGCCACTTCTATCGTCGCCATTCTAGCCTTACGTGCAAGTTCATTTTTTGCAACTTTGTTAATATTCGACGCTCTGCGAGACTCACGTAAAGCACTAAGGTATTCATTTGCAGTTTTTAGAGCATTTTCAGCAAGAACCTTAATTTTAGATATTAATTCAGAAATCTTACTCTTTGCGTTTTGAGTTACTCCCACATTTTGAGATTCATGACCATCTTGAGACACGAGTTTATTTCCCTTTTGAAATACCCTTATTATTTTTCCATTAAAATCAATAAAATATCCTCGAATTCTGTTCCATTGAACAGGTACTCCATTTATGTATTGAGGAATTAATGTAGAAGGATTAACCACAAATCCCCCAAAAGTTGGGAACCGTGACCGGCCCTTGAATAGTTTATGAAAAAATCCCATAATTCCTGATTTTCCAGAAGCATTTGAAATATTTTTTGACGGAAAAATTCCTTTTTTTACAAGGTTTGTTAATTTATTAACTAAATTGTTTGAAGAAGAGGACTCTACTGTTTTGTTTATAACTTGAGTACTGTGACCTCTTTTTATGGCAGTCACGAGTGCTATAATTGCGTTAGCTGTCTGGGATTTTTCAAAAACTTTTTCGACCGTGGATGTTTTCACTTGGCCCTTTATTATAGCCACAAGTGAGTTTGAAAGATTTTTATTCATAGGTCCATTGTTCTCTATTTCTTTCACAAAATCAAATCTCATACGAGAGTTTGACGTGGGTCGAGGGACGAGCTTCCATCCTCTGTATGTACTTACAGTTGTTCCACTTGATTTTAGTTTAAAATTAGGAATTGTTGGAGACCCATAGACACACCCGAATTTTCTTCCTGCAAAATAGGCGTCACCTATAGAATCAGGATCACATGAAGTAGAGACTGGTGGTCCTTTTACAGACTGAGCTAAAATATCTAAAACTTTTTGAATAATAACTGTATTTTTAGATTGTGAGAGTGTTGAGATGGCAGCTTCAGCGACTGGCGGTTTTAAATATATTCCTTTTTTAACAAGAGCCAAAATAGCTTGAGCAAGTTTTGTTGAATCCATTTTTGAAGCAAATGTTGCACCTGCTGTAGTCAATGCTATTTGATGTGCTAACGATTCTCGTCTAGTTACCATCCTACCATAAGTACAGACAAAAATTCGTGTGATGTCACTGATAAGAAAAGTAGACCTTGACTAGGTATCAAGTCAAAAATGGGTCTTCTCAAGACGCGCCTGATTGCACCTTACCAGCACGACGGAGTCAAGTGGCTCCTAGATCGAGAATTTGATGAATCTCTTCCTGGTGGTTTCCTGTGTGACGAAATGGGACTTGGGAAGACTGTCCAAATGATTGCAACTGTTCTGGCTAACCCAAAACCCAAAACTTTGATCGTTGTTCCAAAGTCTATTGTGGGGCAGTGGGTCTCTGAGATTCAGCGGTTTGCTCCGAGTCTCACAGTGTTTGCTTTTGACGGCGCCAAACGCAAAATGCCTTCTGGTGAATTTCCAAAAATTGTTGTTGCGCCCTATTCTGTTTTGCCACGCGACTGTCCTCTACGTGACGTTACCTGGGATCGCGTTATTTTGGACGAGGGTCACGAAATTCGAAACCCAAAATGCAAAACTTGTATTATTTGTAAAAGTTTACGTTCAACTATTCGGTGGGTTCTGTCTGGTACTCCAATTTTCAACTCGATGCGAGATTTTGTCACTCTTTGTTCTTTTATTGGAATTCCTCGTGAGCATGTTCAGGGGTACACTGAGCGGGTTCGAGAGACTTATGTGCTTCGCCGTACAAAGGCTGACCTTTCTCAGGGAGTATTTGATGCATCGGGTAAGTGTCTCGTTCCTGCAAATAAGCGACTTGAGTTGCCCAAATGCGATTTCGAAAATGTTGAACTGGACATGTATCCCGAGGAGCGCGATCTTTACTCGGAGGTTTTCAGCTACGGCCAGGATGTGGTTCGATCAATCGCTAAAATGGCGAATGTTAATCATCGTCAGATGGAGCTTCTCGAGGCCCTTTTGAGAGTTCGGCAGGTTTTGTGTTGGCCTCAGCTCTACCTGGATGGAATGGCGAAAAAAGAGGACACGGACCCGATCCTCTGGGAGGGACGCTCCAAGAAAATGGAAACACTTTTGAGTTTGATTCAATCTCACCCCACAGAAAAGAGCCTGATTTTTTGCCAATTTACGGGGGAGATGGACGAAATTCAGGAGAGACTTCACAAGCTCGAAATTCCGAGCCTTCGAATTGATGGGTCGGTTCTGGGGGACGAGCGAGTCGCGCGAATCAAGAAGTTCAAGACAGCAGAATCGGGCACGGCTTTTATTATCCAGATCAAAGCGGGCGGAGTCGGCCTCAACTTGCAGGAAGCTACACGGGTCTACATAACGACCCCGAGCTGGAATCCAGCGACAGAGCTTCAAGCCATTGGCCGCGCTCATCGCACTGGTCAGACGAAGGAGGTGACAGTCCGGAGGCTGGTTTATACAGGGGAGCAAAATCTACCCTCGGTCGAAATGAGCATCATGCAACTTCAGGAGGGAAAGGCGAAAATTTGCGCCGAGATTTTGAACGACCCGCGCTTGGAAACGGTTGTTCCAAATATCCCAAAGACCAAAATCAATATTCACACTCTCAAAAAGGTGTTTGCTATGTAATAAAATATTTAGGTATAATAAATGACTGTCGGTTCTCGTGCTCAAGTGTATCATGGAAACGCAACTCACACCGCAGGTGGCCTCACCAAGAAGGATCTCAAGATGAAGGATGGTGAGCTCGTGTCCAAAAAGAAGGCGAAGGATTCCAAGACAAATCCGTGGATAAAGGCTGTTACAAAGGCAAAGAAGGAGATGGGAATCAAGGGGTTTGCTCTCGTCAAGGGACCACTGCTAACAAAGGCTCGTGAAATTTATAGTAAGTAATTATAATGCAAGGTATTGGAAATACTCTCCAGCAAGTCGGTGAGTTGAAAGCGTCTGCAGGACTTTTTTTGTCGCCTATAATCGCTCTTATATTTTGCTGTATTGGGTGGTGGATCGTAAATGCATCAAAAGGGGATGGTATGCATACTAAAACAATTGCTGGACTTATTAAAGATCCCTCATTGTGTCGTCCGAATAGTTCATGTAATGTCCCAGTATATTACATTGTAAATGGTAAAGAATATAGTATAAATGCATCAGTCGTAATGGGAGCTATTGTGAATATAGCTCCGCTTGTAGAATACAACCCAAATAATCCAGCAGATGCAATTATGAAATCAGAACCACCTTCATTTATTGGGTACATTTTTATTTGTGTAGGATTTTTAGCACCTCTTATAGCATTTGGAACATATTATCTTACGACACATTCTAAAGTTTTTGCTCAAGTAGAAGGAGCTGAAACTCTTCTTGGAGGGTTCAGGGGTAAATAAATTATTTACATAAATTAATGAACATAGAAAATCTTATTAGACATAACTCGCGTAAAACTACTCGCTTAAATAAAGACATGCGGTGGATATTCGAGAATAGGCGTGGTCTTCTTTTCATTTACAACGTGAACAATAAACGTGTTCAGGTTAGAAATCGTAACATTACTTATAAAAATAATGGAAGAGGAATTATTTCTGTAAAGTCTGGAAAATATCGTGTTCCAAAAAGAAAACGGAGAGTCTAGATAAAAGCACACGCGCCTTTCTTAAACTCCGACGGTGGTTCATCCTCCTTTCCGTAACATTTAATCTGTGAGGCTCGAACAGTGAGTCCCCAATTTCCTTTAAAAAAATAATTTGAATCTATTTCAATCAAGCAAGACAGTTCTTGCCCCTTGAAGAGTCCTTCTTCTATGGTAGGCGTGACCTGTTTTGAATTTTGGTCAAAAATATAGGTCGACTCATCAATCTTGAGTCTCAGGGACCCATTTTTCATATTAGAATTGAAAGGTTCTTGAGGGCAAATTTGATTTTCGAGTTCTTTCCACCATTGAGTGAATTTTGGATCAGAAATGTCAATCTGAAATGACTTGTACGCGTTGACCCCCCAAGTGCACTTTCCTCTAGGGATTTGAAAACGAAGACCGGTGTACTTCCAGCGACCTTCTTCTTTACCAAATTGGTCCCAAGTTATTTCCCTTTTATTAATTTCGTTCCAAAATACCATTATAATTAAAATGTTTAATATTTTTAAGTATGCTTCCGACAATTAATGAAAGGTCGGAAAGGGCTATCGAAAGATGGCAAAAACTTCGCAGGTCGCTCGGTCGCGCAGTTTCGGCAACGCGTCCAGTAAGAAAAGGTCGTTTCACAATCGAAACATACAGTAGCTCGGAAAAGTACAGTAGGCGCCCAAAAACCTTAAAATCTGGAAAGTTTGGAAGGTTTGAAGTTCACGTTACTAAACCAAAACGTTCAGCCTTGAAAAATTCAAGAAATTATCTCGAGAAACAACGAAACAGAATACAACGGGCCGTAAATGCTATAAAAAATTCTAACAGAAGAAAGTATCAAAATGAACTCAATGCACTCAAGGCCCGACACAAAGTTGAACTAAACGCAATCAAAAAAAGACACGAAGAGAATGAAAACTCTCTTTATAATAAACATTTTAGCAAAAAGACTAAAATTTCACAGTTACTTCAGGCACTAAACAATATCAATAATCAGTTACGCGCTTAAATAAAATTTTTGCATCAGTTATCCACGGTTCGGATGACACAGTTCCTAGAAACGAACCGCACGGGTAATTTTTTTCCTCCATGTATTCTTCTTCCGCGCTGTTAAAGATTACTAGGCCGGCCGTGTGGTAGTCGAGATCTATAGGTCTTCTGACCGTATGAACTCCTATAGGATTAAAATTATGAAGAGTTTTTGTATCTAAATTGTAAACTACTCCATCGTGAGACTTTAGGCGGTACCAGAATTTCCAGCACTTTGCCTCCTCAAGTTTCTTGGGTCTAATTCCAAAAGCCAGTCGCGTATCTATGTTCAGGTCGGCGAGCGAAAATATGTGTCGCACGAGATCATACGGTAAGTTTTTCCATACAGGATCCATTATTAATCTAAAATTTTAAACTTTAACCCGAGCAGACTTCGCATCCCTCTCTATTTTCCAGAGAGCACACGACCGGAACGGTAACCTGTTGAGGCTTGGCCTTTGATCTGGTCCTCAAGTAGTACATTCCGGTCTTGAGACCCTTCTTCCACCCGTACATGTGCATGCTGGACAGTTTTGAGAGTGTCGGATTTTCCATGAAAATATTCAGAGACTGGGACTGATCGATGAACGCCCCACGATCTGCGCTCATTTCAATCAGGGACCTCTGTGGAATCTCCCAGACTGTTCGGTAAATTTCCTTGAGTCGATCGGGAACGTCTAGGTCTTGAACGCTCCCACCGGCCCGAACAATTTCGGTCTTGATATCTGGATTCCACTTACCGATTTTCTGGAGGTCTCTTACGAGGTGCTTGTTGACCATGACAAACTCACCGGCCAAAGTTCTGCGAAGGTAAATGTTTGTCGTGTAGGGCTCGAACGCCTCGTTGTTTCCGAGAATCTGAGCCGTAGAGGCGGTTGGCATGGGGGCGACCAAAAGAGAGTTTCTGAGCCTTCTCCCTCTAAGATATTCCCAGTCATACATGTCACTCGGTGTCACTTTCCAAAGATCAAACTGAAGGATTCCTTTGGATGCAGGTGAGCCTTCGTATGTATCATATGGCCCGTCGACTTCAGCCAACACCGACGACTCGAAAAGGGCCGCGTGATAAATAGTCTCGAATATGACTCTGTTCAGATGCCGGGCGCCAGGCTCGTCAAATGCAAGGCCGAGCATCATAAAAACATCGGCGAGCCCCTGAACTCCGATGGCTATAGGTCGGTGTCTCATGTTTGACTTCCGGGCAGCCTCGGTCGGATAATAGTTTCGGTCTATGACTCGGTTCAAATTTCGGGTAACCACCCGAGTTACGTCGTACAGGTGTTCAAAGTCGAATGTGGACCCGTTTACAAACGCAGGGAGGCTCAGGGAGGCGAGATTGCAGACGGCCGTTTCGTCTGATTCAGAGACTTCCATAATTTCGGTGCACAAATTGCTCGACTTGATGGTTCCGATGTTCTTCTGGTTCGACTTGGAATTCGCCGAGTCCTTGTAGCACATGTAAGGGGTCCCGGTCTCGACCTGACTCTTGAGAATTGCGTCCCAGACTTCTCGAGCCTTGACCTTCTTCTTGTATCGTCCTTGAACGACGCACATGTTGTAAAGTTCGTTGAACTCGTCACCCCATACATCCTGAAGACCCGGACATTCATGGGGACACATGAGGTACCAGTCTCCGTCGTGTTCTACTCGCTTCATAAACAGGTCCGGAACCCACAAGGCGGTGAAAAGGTCTCTGCACCTCATCTCTTCGTCTCCCTGATTCAGTCGAAGCTCAAGAAATTCGAAAATATCAGCGTGCCACGGCTCGAGATACACTGCAAAAGCGCCCTTTCTCTTTCCCCCGCCCTGATTCACGTATCGGGCCGTGTTGTTGAAAACCCGGAGCATAGGGATGATTCCGTCGGCCACTCCGTTTGTTCCCTTGATCTTGGTTCCGTTTGCACGAACGTTGGAGCAGTGGAAACCGATTCCACCAGACCACTTGGAAATCTGAGCGCATTCTTTGACAGTGTCATAAATTCCTTCGATTGAGTCGTCTTTGAGGGCAACAAGAAAACAGCTCGACATCTGGGGCCGTGGGCTCCCGGCGTTGAACATAGTAGGGCTCGCGTGTGTAAAATACTTTTGAGACATGAGTTCATATGTCTCGCGAACGAGTTTGTAATCGTCTCCGTGAATTCCGAGAGCGACACGCATAAAAAGATATTGAGGAGTTTCTACGCTATTCAGGTAGCCCTTCTGCAGGGTCTTGATTCCAAAGTATCCGAAAAGATAGTCACGCTTGTGTACTATCCATGAATCCATGGAAAGGGTCAAATTTTTTATAAAATCGTCAGAAACGACTCCTCGCGAATGAAGGATGAGCATTGCGTCACTGAACGTCTTTGGGCTATTTTTTTGTAAATTTGAAACAACTATACGGGTCGCGAGAGTCTCATAGTCTGGATTCTCCGTAATCATACCGATCGCCACTTCAGCACTCAGATTGTCGATTTCGCTCGTCGAGATCCCGTCATACATACTCGTGAAAACCTTCTGGGCGACCTTTGCGGGCTCGACATTCAGAGGTTCAAACTCAGGAAAGCAATTTAGTTTTGAAATTCGCTGAGTCACCTTGTCGAACAACATCTCGGCATCTTCCCCGGATCTCTTGATTACTCTCATTTTGTATTTCTACGCCTGTTTTTTTTATACCGTTATGTCAATGGAGAATAGACCATTTCGTCTCACGTACACGAGTCCTCTCGGACTAGCTTTTTTTTCTGATTTTAACAGGGAAACTGTTCATCAGAGTATAATTTCTGCCGCAAAAGCCAAGACCGGAGTGACAATAGCAAAACAGAACGACTCTGACCTCCAGGCACTTATGCGATCGGTCTACACAGATCTCGTCAGAAATCCAAATGAAAATGTTCGAGACCAGGTCTCCGTGATGAACGCAGAGGTGACAAAGCGTGCCCTCGGTCCAATATCTACAGGAATAGTTCAACAGGCGAATTATCTAAGAGACATTTCTTCTCAGCCTGTACCAATGCCTTCACCGGAAAGCACGAGCACCTACGGAAATAAGATTCCTTCAAATTTTAAGTTTGGAATATACTAAGAATGCGAGCACTCGATGACATCATCATAGGTTTTCTCATATTTTTTGCTATCGATCGAGTGATCAATCTTTTCAGTAAAAACGTTGTCCAGCCATGGGCAAATGACGCAGGTAACGGTAACAAGGACATAACTGAAAACTGCAGGCTTTTGACCGAACTCGCGTGTCTCATCGGAATGGCCTTCTTGATATTCAAATTTCGAAAAACACTCCAGCGCTTAGATAATAGTTAGAGGGAAAAGACGTTAATCTTATAATGAATAAGTATCGCGATGAAACAGCGTCAATGTGTAGAAAAAAAGGATGGGACAAAGCACATGTGAGCGTTGTTTGGATGCTACTCAACGAAGAGATGGGGGAACTAGCTTCATCTATTCGGCAAAGCCAAAGAATTTACAGAAAGACCGGACTCAAGAAGGACAAGGGGACCGACGTGGCTATGGAAATGGGTGACGTGTTTAGTTATCTTTTTCAGCTGGCTCATATGTTAAATATAGACCTAGATGAAATGTGGGAACTCCACAGGCAGAAAATTAAGACAAAGGTGTACAAAGAAAATATATGTACCTAGTAATGGCATCGAATCTTATGATTGATGACCGTCTTCAGATCGACGGGTTCAACCCAACGACATGGACGGGTGATTTTGGAATCAACAAAGACGGATTCCCAAAGAACCTTTATGTAGATGGAACTGGGTACACGACGGCAATCGACGAGAGGCCGATGGTCCTAAATGAAAAAATAGAGGTCCCAGATGAGTTCATAGGAAACATGTATTTAAAGACGGCAGCGCCCAGCGTGGCACCATATCACCCGTTTCCTGCGCGAAAATTTGAATATTCAGACGGCAAAATCACGTGGAGACGCCCTCAGCTTCCGTGGAGCTGGGAAAAAGGTGTTTCTGTAGGTGGAGCTGGGCCTAAAATTAAAGACACGAGCCTCCTGGTTGCTCTTTTGGTCGCCGTAATTTTATTTTATTTTTGCGGGAGAATGAAATTCAAGTAAATTTAACCAACTTGGAAGCTTCAACTTTTGGAAGATTTTTTGCGAGCTCCTCACGTGCAGAGCGTATTCGAGACTCGAGCATAACACACGAGTGTGCTTCGGACCTAATGCAAGATACGCAACAATTCATTTTACAATCTTTGCACGTGAGAATCTTGTTCCTGTGTTTGCACCCCTCTGTCATCTTTCTTACTCATATGCTTAGAGATTAAAGCTTTAATATGTGTATGACACTTCGAATGGTTGACCTGTTTGCAGGTACAGGTGCATTTTCCTTTGCGTTTAGCGAAGCTGGTGTAAAAGTAGTTTTTGCAAATGATGTATCAGAAACTTCAAAGAAAATATATGATGAAAATTTTGATCATAAGCTTACATTAGGAGATATAAATGATATTAACCCTGAAGATATACCACCTCATGATATTTTAACAGGAGGATTTCCTTGTCAACCATTTAGCATTGCTGGAAATCAAGAAGGATTCAATGATCCCAGATCTAATGTATTTTGGAAAATTCTCGAAATCATAGACTATCATAAACAAACATGTATAATTCTTGAAAATGTGAAGAATTTGCTTACTCATGATCAAGGAAATACTTTTAGAATTATTAAACAAAATCTAGAAGATCGTGGATACAAAGTAGTTCATTCTATTTTGAATACAGCCAAAATTACAGGGGTCCCCCAACACAGAGAAAGAATCTACATTGTAGCTTTCAAAAAGGATATTAATTTTAGTCTAAATTTTGAAAATATTCAAAAGAGACCAGTTCAAGATTTTTTTGAAAGTAGTATTCCCACAAAATATTACTATGACTCAAATTCAAGTACTTGGAATTTATTAGAAAACTCGGTGACTAAAAAAAACATAATTTATCAGTATCGCCGGGTATACGTCCGTGAGAACAAATCAAATGAGTGCCCTACTCTTACGGCGAATATGGGAGGAGGTGGGCACAACGTTCCTATTATTCTGGACGACAAAGGAAGACGCAAGTTGACTCCTAGAGAATGTTTTAATTTTCAAGGATTTCCTATTACATACAAAATTCCTAAGATTGCAGATTGTCACTTGTATAAGTTGGCCGGGAATGCGGTATCTGTTCCGGTGGTGAAGTTGATTGCTCAAAGACTGGTACCTTTACTGATTTGAAAATGTCATCAAAGCTTCCTTCAAAAATTTTGGTACAGTGGTCCTTAATCTTCTCGTATAGAGAACTCCAAATAATGCGTGGCCTACGACCTTGATCGTTTTGATCTTCGATCGTCTCTGTTGAGCTCACCTTTATTTTCTTCCACGTATCGGAAGTATTTGTTAAAGGAACCCTCCACAATATAAACTGATCGTCGAGCCATTTTCGACAATCCAAAAAATATATCACGTCCCATTTTTCTTTAGGCCCAAATGAGATTGGACCATCAGATGTTATTCCTTTGACCTCTTGTATATTTTCTATTTTTGATACAAGATCGCCAGCCTTCCCCTTAATCGCCTTGATCCACTGTGATGTGGTGTCACCTACCTGAAAATGTATGATAAACTTTGTAATATTTTCGCTAATATCTTCAGGCATATTAGGTAAACGAATGTTCAGTCCACGTGACTTTATTTCCATCCGCTCCAATACGTATTTTTTATGAATTAAAAAAGATTCTCTGAGAATTTCTTCAGTGTAATTATCGATGCGATCTTGATGAATTTTGCAATATAGACCTTCATGAACATAACGCGTGCATTGAGTACCCTTTGCTGTGAAACCCTTACATTTAATCATTTTATAATTTCTCTTCCACAATCTCACACTCGCACTGACACTGCACGAAAATTTTAGGAGCTTCGTCTTGTACTTCACACAGACCGTGAATCCTACCTGCGACTATCCGATCCCATGCTTTTTTCATAGCTGGAAGATTTGCCCGAAACCATTCACGATCTCTTTTGACCCTCACAACGACAAACTCTTCGGGGTCCGGTTTGTATTGAATAAAGTCGCATTCTTCGAGATCGGTAATTTCGAGCTGAAGTTGAACCTGGGGCCAGTAATATTTAGGAACCTTTTTTTCAATCTTTCGAGTCAGGGGGCATTTTATCTCTATCAAAAGACCGTCTTCCGTTATTCCGTCCGGTGAAGCTCCGAGCCACGGATATTCCCTGTGCTGAACGAGCCCAATTTCGTGAGATTTTCTACCTGTTTTCTGATCGTACATGTCTCTCACGAGGGGCTCGAGGAGAGTCCCGTGGGCCGTGGCTGCATTTCCGGCCCACTTTGTTCGAAGGACCTTCTTTTTTACAAAAGCATCAATGCTTTCGTAACGATTTTCACCTAGAGCACTCGCAATATCGCTCGCCGTAATCATATTCTCGCGGAGCTCTAACCATTCTTCTGATCTTTGTTCAGCGTATTCAGCCGCAAGAAGTTCCCGTACTCGTGCTTCCATTGACTGGAATCTTCTTGTTCTTAAAACGAGGATCAGTCTTAAGTACAATCTCGGCAGCGTTTTGTTCGGCCTGTTTTTTGGTACTTGCAAATCCGGCCCCACAATTCATCCCGTCGACTAAAACGCTAATGAAGAACTGACCGTTCATAAATTGACTGTCGAGCCTATATTCAGGAAGAGGATACTTAAGAGCCTGGCACCACCTCATAAGCTGGTCCTTGTAATTGTCATCAACGAGAGAAGTTTCAACCTTGGTGAAGGACTTTAGAACAAAATTCTTGGCGTGGACCATTCCTAAATCAAGATATATGGCTCCGACGAGCGCCTCGAAAACATCCTCCATAATGTGCTCGTTCGTGTTCCACCCGTTTCTCTCCCCCTTCTCGTCCATAAGGATCATCTTGTCCAGACCCAAAACTTTGGAAATCTCACAAAGAGTTTTGCCCCGGACCATCTTTGTGCGGGCTTTGGTCAAAAAACCCTCTTGCTCCTTCTCGTGCAAATCAAAAAGATGTTTTGTGATGATAAATCCAAGGACCGAATCTCCCATAAATTCAAGTGTTTCATATGATCCAGTGAGACCAGTGTACCGCTTCAGCGCGCTCTTGTGAGTGAAAGCCCGCTGATACAGTTCTATATTTTTGATTTTTGTTCCTACAAGGAAATTTAAGATATTTTGCGAAAGTTGAGGTGGAGACTCCATTTATCATTACACGTGATTTATTCTTAAGTCAAATTAGGCACTTGCTGGCTTCACAACCTTGGGCCTGACCTTCTTCTCCTTCGGAGGAGTGGCAGTCTCCTCTGGGGTCTTCTTTGCTCGGGGCTTCTTCTCGGTCTCCTCCTTGATGTAGTGCTTACTCAGATAGTGCTGAAGATTCAGGAAAGTCAGCTGAACACCCTCTGGAACCTCGAGGAGAGGCTTCAGCTTGTCATCCATGGAAATCTTCTGACCGGCCTTCAGACCATTCGCCTCAAAGTACTTGTTCATGTGGTTAGAAACCTGAGAACGAGAAATCATCTCACCCTCTGAAAGGTTCAGAAACACACGTAGAGCCTCCGTGACCTTCTGAGGCTTGTTGAACCCGTTGTTCTTCGTGCGGGCCTCCTGCTTCTCGCCGGTCGGGTCCTCGATGTGCTGGCGAATCTTGCGAATCTCCTTGCGCACAGCCTTCATCTCCTTCATCAGATCTTCAAGAGTTACGGTAGCCATTTCTACGGTACCTACGTTACAGCGCTTTAAGTGCTATTGAAGAGAGTAGAATTGTGACCAAAAACACGAAACCTACTAAAATTATTTGCCAAACTTTATAACTCGACTCTACCGGCGGAGAAAATGGAGAAGCCCAATTTATACTCGAAGGCTCGTCACTCTGTGGCAAGTTAACGTTAAACCCTGGAGGAAGAGTACCGTCCCCAGAAGGGCGAAATTCTTCATTAAACGGTGGAATCTGGCCAACATTACTGCACGAAGGAACACAACACCCAAGATCACACGGATAAACAAGCCCATTTTTTCTGTTCACATATCCACATATGCTTGAAGTTACATCGAGTGGATCGGTCAAACACATACATCCCGAATTAATAAATTGAGCACTGCATTTCGCGCTCATCTACCATTAAAGAATATTTTTGTTTATAATACAATGGAGTACGGAAAGCCTCAGAAGATGCCAGACGGTCGTTATTTTTTGAAGATTAACGGGTCGCGCCATCAGGTGAATGGCGTGACTGTTCAGGACCCCCTGACGGCCAAAACCGTAAATATTCAGATTAATGATTCTAACGTATTTTCGACGATTGATTCTGAGCTTTTGAATCAGGCCAAGGAGTCTCGCGTCGAATGGTTCGGAAAGGAGCTCAGCGACGAGACGATCGGTAACGCTTTTCAGGAGAGCCTTACTGACGGGCTTTTGAACGCCTCTTTGGCGACAGTCAAAGGTCAGGTCGTAACGACCGCTTTTGACGGCCAAAAAAATTGCATCGATCTTCAGGAGGTTACTGCTGGGTCAAAATGCGATGTTCTTCTTGAGCTGTCCGGTTTGTGGTTTCTCAAAAAGTCTTTCGGCCCGATTTGGCGTATAGTCCAGGTCCGCGTTCGAAGTGGAACTCCTAAAACGTTTCCAAAGGAGTATCTTTTTACTGACGATCCAGAAGATGATGACGATCCTACAGATTATCTCGACTAAAAATCTTCAGGAGGTCGCTTCGTCTCAAATTTTACGACGGCCAAAAAAATATCATCGACATATAATAAATGAATCGTAAGGGACTTGCCATAATGGTTCTAGCGGCGGTCATCCTCCTCCTCCTTTTTGCCCCAAGACGCAGTAGCTTCGGTGTGAACTCATCAGCAGCACCATTGGGTTTCAATCTTTATAATCAGGCCACCGAAACAAGTACCGGTTTCACAAATCAGAGTGGGACATATCAAGCAGATGGGATGGGCGGACCTTACATGGGCGGTGAGGGGGGGAGCTCGGTTTCCTCAGCAAGCCTGATCCCTCGGGACGTCGTTCAGACTGAGGACTTTGGTCAGTTTAGTCCCGACAAAATCCTGGGCAACCAGAACTACCTAAACCCCCGTAGCCAGATTGGATACCCAGAGACGCTCGGAGGTGTTCTGCGTAACGCGAACCGCGACTTCCGCTCCGAGCCCCTGAATCCTCGCACCCCAGTGAGCATTTTCAACCTCAGCACAATTCCTCCAGATGTGATGAGACCCAAATTTGAGATTGACCGGGATTATCAGTAACTTAAAAAAATAAACCTAAAATCTAGTAATGGATTTCAAAAACGCTACGAATGAGTGGATCGCCATAAAGACCCAGCTCGCCGCAGCTCGCAAAGATCTAGGAACGCTGAATCAGCGCGAGAAAGAGCTTCGCAAGTTTGTGACACAACATATGCATACGAATGAAATTGACACTATCAAGGTCCGTGACAAGATCAAGGTGAACTTCAAGCTTAAGAAGGTCAAGGGTAGTATCACTAAGGAGGTGATCAAAAAGGGACTCTCAGTTTTTTTCGGAGGAAACGAAGCTCAAGTCGAAGGCGCATTCAACGCGATCCAGGACGCTGCACCACTTAAGGAGGTCCCTGGTGTAAACGTTACTGGTATCAATGGGCATCAATGATGAATATTCTCGCGACGCCTACCAATTTGAACAAGTTTATGATTCGGATGATTCGGACGAGTTCGAGATTGAAGTGGACCCAGAGACCTGGGAATCTTTGTACTCCGAAGAACTATTTGACGGATGGACTATATTTCAAGAGTATATTTACTCAAATTATTTGAGTTTAAAATCTACGTGCACATTTTCAAAGTTTTGCGAACTCGTTATCAGGCCCGATATGTACTCGTCGTCCGAACCTTCTTCGCATGCTATCAGGGCTTGGAACGACATCAAACGTGTAAAAATTATACGCGAAAAGGTTCTCCCCGAAAACTTTTATACGTGGTTTACTATATATGTTAATTGACATTACAGCTCCGAAAGTGCTGACCCCGACACTTTTGTTTGCTCTGTTGAGTCCGGTCTTCCTGTTCTCTATTCCGCCTAATTCAAATTTATACGTACAGGTGTGCATGCACGGGCTTTTGTTATGCATACTAAATTCTTTAATAATAAAATACGGGTTTCATCTCAACTTGACTACGACCGACATTATTGTTCCGGGTGTTTTATTTACTTTATTAACCCCCGGAGTTTTTTTCAGCATTTCCCAGTCTCACACGGCTCTCGGGATCCACTCGTTTGTATACGCTCTCGTGTGGGCGTTCCTTCGAGGGCAATTCCCAGAGTATGCGTAGCCGGTCACTCTCAATTTTGTATTAAAATATAAAATGGTGAAGTACCTAGCGGTCGGGCCAGGAGCCATGGGCTATTTCATGTATCTCGGGGTCCTGACAAAATTAAAACAAGAGGGAAGACTCGAAGATCTCAAAGAGATTGCAGGTTCCAGTGCGGGCGGAATTGCATCTTTTATGTATGTATTAACAAAAGGTAATATTGCAGGGGCCCTCGATTATTCACTCACAGTTCCCGTAGAGACGGTGATGAAACCAAATATAAAGAGCCTTATAAATAATTATGGGCTCGTTCCTGCAAAGAAAATGAGGAAAATTCTGAGCGATGCTTGTAAAAAGTACACAGAGAAGAACGACATTACATTTAAAGAACTTTACGAATGGAATCCTATAAAGCTTCATCTTCCGGCGTACTGTGTAGATTTTATGAAAACTGTTTATTTTGGTATAGATTCCACGCCCGATATGAGCGTTCTAGACGCGGTCGCTGCAACTTCGGCCGTTCCTTTTCTGTTCGCTCCCGTGAAACTCAGCGACGGGTACAACTACGTGGACGGAGCAACCGCTGAAGCTTTTCCGGCCGGAATATTCGTAGGTCGGAACGATGTTCTGGCTCTTAGAATTGCGTGGGGGAGACTCACTGAAGTGAAGGATCTAAAGAGCTACGCTCTAAATATTTTATTTTCTAGTATGAAATTGAGACACGTCTACGAGGTACCAGTTCATGACATAGACATCCCGGACGACGATATCTACGATTTCAGTGCGTCAAATGAATGTAAACTTCGAATGTTTATGCTCGGTCTTTCTCAAAATTTTTCTAAATGAATATTAAATGCATAAAGATCTGCGGTCGCCTCATACTCGAAAACTTTCCGCCAAGCGTATAACCGTCCACATGGGAAGAAAGACTTATTCGTACATCCGGAAGGCCAAGACCATAAAGGTCCGCGGAGTTCCTGCATACGACGTGGGGACCATAGGTCGTCCCAAGAGCGTCATAGGCCCCCTCAAGCACGGGATGCTCACAAAGTTTGGGTATCACCCAGTCGAAGCTATGACGAATCGCCACAAATCGCTCATGAAAGCCATAAATGTCGGGAAGGAGGAACCCTTGGCGGTCTTTCGCCGCCTGATGGCCGTCAGCACACTCACGAAACGAATGGCTCCACGGGCCCACCGAATCTACAAGCAAGATGCGATGTGGATCCGCGCTAAATACGCACCCAGATTCAAGACTCCAATAAAAAAGTAAACTAATAATAAATGGCTAATCAAGCACGACTTCCATATTTTAATAGAATTCAAATACGTCGAATAATTGTTCTTATTATTCAACTCATTGCAATTTATTATCTTAATGAAATGATTCTTACCATGTCCCCAAAAGATGCTCTTAAAATCAGAGGGTGGACCCTCAAAGCATTTGGTAAATTTATAGAAATTACCAAGACGTATTTTCCAGGATATCAGCGAGGAATAGAGGCGGGCGCATCGGCTATGTTCGCCATTGTTTCTCGAAAGTTACAGACCGGTCGGGGATTCCGTCTGACATATGCAAATATACCGGTAGCGACCACAGCTTTTGCCCTCACATATGTTCTTGGAACGGGCGCAACAAATTTTGTTAGAAATATAAACAAATACAATAGTAGCAGGATAGGTAAACTGACCGGCCGAACAGTGACAAATGCACTTGCGGTCCAAAAGGTCATAATAACAATGATTTGTTGGCTAATAACATCTCTTAAAACCTCATCAACTACAGTAGTCGGTGAAGTAACGAACGAGATTATGGCCCAGTATCACCTTCGCACACTTAACAGAAGAAACATGTTAAACTACGGAAACAACAAACTCAGAATAACGAACGGGAACGGTAACGGGAAACTCAGAATAACGAACGTAACCAACAACGGGAACAAAAAAACCGTCTTCAAATGGTCTTCCCCGAATCAAGGTAACAATGCTGCTCGCCGTCAGGCTCGTGCGAAACGTTTCAGTTAAACCTAAGACGCTTTTAAAAATTAATGGATGAATTTCTCAAAGTCATCGCCGAGAACATATGGGCCTCCCTCGGCCCGGGCTATTCCGAATCTGTATATCACTGCGCGTTCGAAGTCGCCCTTAGAAAGGTGGGAATTTATTACGAAACTGAAAGGATCATACCAGTTTACTACGAGAATCAAAATGTAGGACACGTTCGGGCCGATCTCATCATCGACCGAAAGTACGTAGTGGAGCTCAAGTCGGTAAGTAAACTCAACGAGATTTGCCGAATTCAGACCCAAAATTATATGAAACTTTTGAATTTGGAAGAAGGATTTCTCATAAATTTTCCTGATAAGAATTCTCCTATCGAGTTTCAGATGGTCAAAATGAATTCCCATGATAGTTCTTGACAGATAGCTTTCCAAATTGTATCCTGGATATACAGTTTCTCTCGGCTCTTGAGAAGAGGAAAACAGGGCAAGTATTGATCTTCACCGAGAAGTTCACACATTTTATAAAGGACATACGAGTAACTCAAAAAATTTTTGCGGCCTACGGGTTTGTGCTTCTCGAACGGTGCCTGAATCTTGTGAAACATGAGTCTGAGCTTGTCTTCAAGAGATTGATCCATCGTTGGGGGAGTTATTCCACCAAGTATCGTAGCTATATATGGAGCATGCTCGTAATATTTATTCTTGTCTAATTTTTTCAAAAGACCCCTCACCTTTTCATGGGTAATTTCTGATAAATCCTTGATTTTCTGCTTTCGAAATTCAGTTCTAAGTTGGCCTATAACTTCATCAGGTACGCTTGTAGATTCTTTTGCCTGAAATTGGGAAATCCATTCGTTAAAATGATTCTCACGCTTGTAAGAATAAATGACAGTCTTCTCGATTTCTTGTTCCTCCTTGAATCCGAGCTCCTCTGAGAGGATATACTCAGTGTGACCGCACTCTGTACATACCATGTCGCTTATCTGTTCATCATGAATTTTGGTGTACAACTTGCCACATCCTTTACATGGTTCCGATTCTAAATCTCGTTTCTCAGGTCCGTCGACGTGTTCATCTTCGACCTCTCTAAGATATCTCTTGTAAATGTCGTTTCTTTGAACTCCTTTTTTAGAAGAAATTTGAAGATTTGCTACGGTCCTTGTCATAATTTTTTCCTCGGTCATTCCAGTGTACTCTCGAATTACAGGGACACATAGCAAAAGATACTGGGCAAGTTCTTCATCAGTTTTACACGCACGTATTCTTTCATCGTACCTTGCTTCCATTAATTTTAAAACTAAATTAATTCTTAATTAGTCTATACGGGGTGCTAAATAAAATTTAAGATCTCCGAGATTTGCAATTGTGTACCTGAAAACTATAGGCATGTTTTCATTTGTAGAATCTTGCATAATTTGAATACTCGAGCACATGTTTGTCGCCTTGGTGAACAGATTAATATACTTGAGACTAAAAACACCTCCGACCGTCCCAGAAAAATCTCCGCCCGAATCCAGGATCGTCTCTTGGTCTGCAAAATCCCCGGTACAACTCAACACAAGATTTGAATCTTTTCTAAAAATACTAATCTCGTTTGAAAGATTTCCCATATCTCGCGTGTATCTCTGAAAATCTATAGAGGCCATGGTTGTCACGAGGTCCATCTGAACATCGGGAAGATCGAGCTGGTCCTCATTGATGTCAAGCAATTTTAGTTTAAAATTAGTAAAAGATTTCTTGGACGTGTTTTCTATAACAAGTTCCATGTAGTCCCTTCCTTTGATGGATATTGTCAATGTATCTTGGGTCGTTACCGACTTGAGAATTTTGTAAAGATTCGACATGTTCAGTCCTGCGATAATATTTGTGGGACACTCATACTCTTCGAAGTTCTCGGCTCCGAGAATCATATGGACGAGGGTGACTCGAGCAGTATCAAGTGTCAGGACATGTAAACCTTTTTCAGTAAAATAACAATTTACATCATTGATTATGTCTTTTAGGACCTCGAACACAGACTTGAAAGCGGAAGCCTGAATAGTCTTCAGGTACATTATTTAAAGCGTGTCTATTAGCTCTAAGTTCTTATTTTTTGCATTGCGTCCGTAACATTTTGTGAAATTTTAGATTCGAGCTCGGGTGTTATTACAGGCTGAAGCTGTTGGCCAAAATTATCAAATTCAAAAAGAGTAGGAACTTCGGTCCCGTCGATGTTAGAACAGACGCCCGGGCTTGGATCCCACGACTCGAACTCAAACGGAATCATTTTTTCGAGCCAAGGTTTTATGTCACCACCGACCTTCATTTCTCCTTCATTTGTTACCAACGTAGGAACCATTGTTATCTTCTTTGAAGGGATTCCCTGGGTTGTTATGTTGTGATACCGAACAATTTCAGTCAGTGAAGGGTGAGTTTTTATGTATTCAATTATTTGCGTCGAAAATTTACATTTATCAGAGAAGACCAGCAAGGCCATTTAAAGTATGGCAGTTTTTTTGAAGCAGAAGATTTTCGCGCTCTATTAATAATGAAGGACATAGTCATTTTTTTACTCTTGATAATAGTGGCCTTCCTGGTATGGAACAGTCGCGTCTCTAAATACATTGATCCTGTAGAAAAATCTGGAAATTTACCTGTATCACCTGACGTAATTCAGGCAATAATAGAAAAGGTCCAACAGACCAAGCCCGACGAGTATCCACTGGAGACACTCTTTGTAAACACTCAGTCTGACGGCTCATATGTTTCACGATTTATGTTTTTTAATACAAAATTGTTCTCGGGTGCTCAATACGATGTCAAGGCAAAGGTGGATCCGGACGGTACAGTGAACATTCTAAATATGGAGCCAACTTCTAAGATCGATACTACCACTGGATACAAACCCGATGTATATAAACCGTATACAGATGTTTTGAGCACCGTAGGTCGTCCAGAAACACCAGTGGTGACAGATATGCGTCTGAACACAAGATCATAAAAGTCTATAAGTTAGTATGACGATCTCTGCCCAGGAAATTGCGAAAATGGAGCATGACCGTAAAAATGCCCGAAAGGAGTTTTACAAAGCTCTTCTCGAGCAATTTTGTAGGAAAATTAAAGTTTCAGTACAGCTCGGACACAGAGAATGCATCTTGTCCGTTCCTGTATTTTTGATCGGATTTCCAAAATATGATCTTCCGACGACAGTTCGATATATGTGTCGCCAACTTCAGAGACTCGGATACATAGTAAATCTTATGGGCCCTTTGGATATAAAGGTCTGGTGGAAAAAACCCCCAATTCACGAAATGCTCCCTGAAGAAATTGAAGAGGTCGAACTGCCCAGTCTCGTCAATTTGCAAAAAATGGCGAGTAAATTGAGGAAGAAATAAGTTAGTCCATTCTTATACCGTTTCTATCATAAAGTCCTTTTAGTTGGATTTGGTCCAATTGTTTAAACTGGTCACTCACCTGAGGACGCCACATAGGACTTGGGCCAATTTCGTAAATTGGATGACTCATTGGATTTGGGTCCATCTTATGAGGAATCTCTATTGGATTTGGGTCCATTCGTTTGAGAAGAACTGGTGGAGGAGGATGAGGCGCCCCAGTTTTTACCTGTGTAGCAGTTACTGGGGGTTTAGGAACATCTGCGTGAGTTGCGGGATGGAATGCAGTCATTGTGTTTGGTGCATCTTTAATGTTTTGAACAATTTTAGAACGAGTCATTGTGACACTTGAAAATGCATTTGATTTTTCGGCCGGTGTAAGAGTGTTCCATTCCTGGGTAAACTTATTACCCAGTGCGACCATAATAGCACCAAGTTCTACCTGAAGAGCAGTCCTCACCTCTGGAGGAAAAGAGTTGAACTCTTTCAAGTCAAAAATACTGGAACCTTCTTTAGAAAATCCTGATGCCTGCCTGAAAAACAGGAAAAATATTATAAGGAAAATAACAGACCACATCATCCAACGTTCGAATGGGTGCATTATTATATTCACAATAATTTTATTTTAAAATATAAAATGGAGCTCATCAACGAGTCTGAGAGAAGGTTCACCAAGAAACTTTGTGACACTATGACGCCCGTGATGATCGAGCAGTTCTGGGAAATGTGGCTCGAGGCCCAGAAGGAGGCCAAGGGAAAAAATACTATCCAGGTTTTTCAGCAGTTACTTCGCGACGTCAAGACCTGGAATTCTTCAATTTCACACAAAAATGCAGAGGCCATAGTCCGAAGTAATTCTATGTTCCCCAAACTTTTGGCTGCCGTATTTGTTATTCACGTTAAAATTCTGAGCGCAATTAGGACCGACAAAAAGTCAAAGAAGATTTCAATCAAACTACCGGCCAATGATATTTTCGTCCAAGAATGTTACGTGAACTGTGCTAAAGATATTTATGACGATCCTGATATTATAGTAAACAAAAATCACAGTGACGAGCACCGTAAGAGGGAACTTACACGTAGATTCACAGAGCACATAAAAGCGACCGTAGAACATTTGATTCCGATGGCTGAAATTCTCGATACGTATCTTACACTCCCAGAAGAAGGAGAAGGTATGGGATTCGACGAAGAGGAAGAAGAAGCCGAGCCCGAACCCGAGCCCGTGGAAGAGCCCGCACCGGACCCGGTCGAAGGTGTTCCAGGAAACATGCAATTCGGTCAGACTCCAGGTGGAAGCGAAACTGTGACAGTGAACAACTCTCTGACTCCACCGGCAGTTCCAGGAGGAACTCCCGCACCTTCACAGGAAAACCTATTTGACGATGCACCAGACACAGAAGTGAAGAAAATTCCTTAAATTAATTAGTTGGTTCTTATTAGAAAATGGAACAGTATTTCCAAGAACCATCAAGTGCGGCCGCAATTGCCGCCGTAGTTACAATTGGTTACATTTATATTAGTTCAAAAATGAACGGTGAAGGTAAAATTAAAAATTCTGATTATTTCAAGCCTGCATTTCTAGTGGCTCTTTTAGTGTTCTTTGTTGTGAGCCAGGGGCAGGGGTCCCATGGTTCTGTGTCAAAAGACCCTTATTAAAGATATAAATTGTTTGTATATAAATGGCGTCAACTAGTGCATTTAACGAAATGTATACACAGTTTCTCAGTGAACTTGCTCAAACGTTCCCCGAGGAACCCCTTATCGAGAAAAATCTAAAAAAGCACAAGGACGAGAAGACCTATAAAAAGGTGATGAACAAGCTTTCTCCGTGGGCTCAGCAAATTATGAATAAAGATCCAAAATTCTTTTGCAAGGATAACGAGTTTACAGAAGGTCTGAACTTAAACGTGCTTTTCAACAAGCCGGACGTGTCCGAGACGACTCGCCAGGCTATCTGGCAGTACATTAGTTCTCTGTACGGATTCGGCGTGACTCTCCAGATGATTCCCCCAGGTTTTATGAGTGTTATTGAGGCTGAGGCTGAGAATTGCGCCAAAGGGCTCAAGGAGTCCGGTGGAGAGCTTAACGAAGCTTCTATAATGGCCGCCGCCCAGAATATGATGAGCAAGCTCCTCGCAGGAAGAGGACTTCCTCAGCGCAAAGCGACCAAGAAAGACTTTTTGGCCCTGGACTAAAGACCAGGTACCTTTCAGGTCTGGACTAAAGACCAGGTGCTGAGTACCTGTGATCACTAAGAGAGCTTCACGAGACAGACTTTTCAGGTCTGGACTAAAGACCAGGTGCTGAGTACCTGTGATCACTAAGAGAGCTTCA